GATTACCTTGGTTACCTTGGAAACCTTGATTACCTTGATTACCTTGGAAACCTTGGAAACCTTGAGCTCCTGTTCTACCTTGGAAACCTTGATTTCCTTGATTACCTTGGTTACCTTGATTACCTTGATTACCTTGATTACCTTGGAAACCTTGAGCTCCTGTATGTCCTGTTGCACCTTGGAAACCTTGATTTCCTTGATTACCTTGGTTACCTTGGTTACCTTGATTACCTTGATTACCTTGATTACCTTGGAAACCTTGAGCTCCTGTATGTCCTGTTGCACCTTGGAAACCTTGATTACCTTGGTTACCTTGGAAACCTTGATTACCTTGATTACCTTGGAAACCTTGGAAACCTTGAGCTCCTGTTCTACCTTGGAAACCTTGATTTCCTTGATTACCTTGGTTACCTTGATTACCTTGGTTACCTTGATTACCTTGATTACCTTGATTACCTTGGAAACCTTGAGCTCCTGTATGTCCCGTTGCACCTTGGAAACCTTGGTTACCTTGGTTACCTTGATTACCTTGATTACCTTGATTACCTTGGAAACCTTGAGCTCCTGTATGTCCCGTTGCACCTTGGAAACCTTGATTACCTTGGTTACCTTGATTACCTTGATTACCTTGGAAACCTTGGAAACCTTGAGCTCCTGTATGTCCCGTTGCACCTTGGAAACCTTGATTTCCTTGATTTCCTTGATTTCCTTGAGCACCTTGAGCTCCTGTTGCTCCTGTTCTACCTTGGAAACCTTGATTTCCTTGGTTACCTTGGTTTCCTTGATTTCCTTGATTTCCTTGATTTCCTTGATTTCCTTGAGCACCTTGAGCTCCTGTATGACCTGTTGCACCTTGGAAACCTTGATTTCCTTGGTTACCTTGGTTTCCTTGATTTCCTTGATTTCCTTGAGCACCTTGAGCTCCTGTATGTCCTGTTGCACCTTGGAAACCTTGATTTCCTTGATTTCCTTGATTTCCTTGAGCACCTTGAGCTCCTGTTGCTCCTGTTCTACCTTGGAAACCTTGATTTCCTTGGTTACCTTGGTTTCCTTGATTTCCTTGATTTCCTTGAGCACCTTGAGCTCCTGTATGTCCTGTTGCACCTTGGAAACCTTGATTTCCTTGATTACCTTGGTTTCCTTGATTTCCTTGAGCACCTTGAGCTCCTGTATGTCCTGTTGCACCTTGGAAACCTTGAGGTCCAGGTACTCCAGGTATACCTATTGGTCCTGTGGAACCTTGAAAGCCTTGTGCTCCTGTATGACCTGTTGCACCTTGAAAACCTTGTGCTCCTGTATGTCCTGTTGCGCCTTGGAAACCCTGAGCTCCTTGTGCGCCTTGAGCTCCTGTTGCTCCTGTTCTGCCTTGGAAACCTTGATTACCTTGATTACCTTGCGCTCCTGTATGACCTGTTGCACCTTGAAAACCTTGTGCTCCTGTATGTCCTGTTGCACCTTGAAAACCTTGATTTCCTTGAGCTCCTGTATGACCTGTTGCACCTTGGAAACCTTGATTTCCTTGAGCTCCTGTATGACCAGTTGCACCTTGAAAACCTTGAGCTCCTGTATGACCTGTTGCACCTTGAAAACCTTGATTTCCTTGAGCTCCTGTATTACCTGTTGCACCTTGTGCGCCTTGAGCTCCTGTATGTCCTGTTGAACCTTGAAAACCTTGATTTCCTTGAGCTCCTGTATGTCCTGTTGCACCTTGAAAACCTTGATTTCCTTGAGCTCCTGTATGACCTGTTGCACCTTGGAAACCTTGATTTCCTTGAGCTCCTGTATGACCAGTTGCACCTTGAAAACCTTGAGCTCCTGTATGACCTGTTGCACCTTGGAAACCTTGATTACCTTGTGCTCCTGTATGACCTGTTGCACCTTGATTTCCTTGAGCTCCTGTATGTCCTGTTGAACCTTGAAAACCTTGATTTCCTTGAGCTCCTGTATGACCTGTTGCACCTTGAAAACCTTGAGCTCCTGTATGACCTGTTGCACCTTGAAAACCTTGATTTCCTTGAGCTCCTGTATGACCTGTTGCACCTTGAAAACCTTGAGCTCCTGTATGACCTGTTGCACCTTGAAAACCTTGATTTCCTTGAGCTCCTGTATGACCTGTTGCACCTTGAAAACCTTGAGCTCCTGTATGACCTGTTGCACCTTGAAAACCTTGAGCTCCTGTATGTCCAGTTTCACCTTGGAAACCTTGATTTCCTTGGTTTCCTTGATTACCTTGATTACCTTGGAAACCTTGAGCTCCCGTATGTCCTGTCGCACCTTGGAAACCTTGATTTCCTTGGAAACCTTGAGCTCCTGTATGTCCTGTTGCACCTTGCGCTCCTGTATGACCTGTGGCTCCTTGGAATCCTTGTGCTCCTGTATGTCCTGTGGCACCTTGAAAACCTTGTGCTCCTGTATGACCTGTTGCACCTTGGAAACCTTGAGCTCCTGTAGCTCCTGTTGCACCTTGAAAACCTTGTGCTCCTGTATGACCTGTGGCTCCTTGAAAACCTTGAGCTCCTGTGTGACCCGTGGCACCTTGAAATCCTTGAGCACCTGTATGACCTGTTGCTCCTTGAGCACCTGTGTGGCCCGTGGCACCTTGAAAACCTTGAGCACCTGTGTGGCCCGTGGTACCTTGAAAACCTTGTGCTCCCGTATGACCGGTTGCTCCTTGAAAACCTTGAGCTCCTGTATGACCGGTTGCTCCTTGAAAACCTTGAGCTCCTGTATGACCGGTTGCTCCTTGAAATCCTTGTGCTCCTGTATGTCCTGTTGCTCCTTGAGCTCCTGTGTGACCGGTTGCACCTTGAAATCCTTGAGCTCCCGTATGTCCTGTGGCACCTTGAAATCCTTGAGCTCCTGTGTGACCGGTTGCACCTTGAAAACCTTGAGCTCCCGTATGACCTGTGGCACCTTGAAATCCTTGAGCTCCTGTGTGACCTGTTGCTCCTTGAAATCCTTGAGCTCCCGTATGTCCTGTGGCTCCTTGAAATCCTTGAGCACCTGTGTGACCTGTGGCTCCTTGAAATCCTTGTGCTCCTGTGTGTCCTGTTGCACCTTGCGCTCCCGTATGACCTGTAGCACCTTGGTTACCTTGTGCTCCTGTATGACCTGTCGCTCCTTGAAAACCCTGTGCTCCTGTGTGTCCTGTTGCGCCTTGAGCTCCTGTATGTCCTGTTGCACCTTGAAAACCTTGCGCTCCCGTATCACCTGTTGCACCTTGAAAACCTTGTGCTCCCGTATGTCCTGTCGCACCTTGAAAACCTTTTTCTCCCGTATGACCTGTCGCTCCTTGAAAACCCTGTGCTCCTGTGTGTCCTGTTGCGCCTTGAGCTCCTGTATGTCCTGTTGCACCTTGAAAACCTTGCGCTCCCGTATCACCTGTTGCACCTTGAAAACCTTGTGCTCCCGTATGTCCTGTTGCACCCTGAAAACCTTGAGCTCCTGTGTGTCCTGTTGCACCTTGAAAACCTTGTGCTCCCGTATGTCCTGTTGCACCTTGAAAACCTTGTGCTCCCGTATGTCCTGTTGCACCCTGAAAACCCTGTGCTCCTGTGTGTCCTGTTGCGCCTTGAGCTCCTGTATGTCCTGTTGCACCTTGAAAACCTTGCGCTCCCGTATCACCTGTTGCACCTTGAAAACCTTGTGCTCCCGTATGTCCTGTTGCACCCTGAAAACCTTGAGCTCCTGTGTGTCCTGTTGCACCTTGAAAACCTTGTGCTCCCGTATGTCCTGTTGCACCTTGAAAACCTTGTGCTCCCGTATGACCTGTCGCTCCTTGAAAACCCTGTGCTCCTGTGTGTCCTGTTGCGCCTTGAGCTCCTGTATGTCCTGTTGCACCTTGAAAACCTTGTGCTCCCGTATGTCCTGTTGCACCTTGAAAACCTTGTGCTCCCGTATGACCTGTTTCACCTTGAAAACCCTGTGCTCCTGTGTGTCCTGTTGCGCCTTGAGCTCCTGTATGTCCTGTTGCGCCTTGAGCTCCTGTATGTCCTGTTGCACCTTGAAAACCTTGCGCTCCCGTATCACCTGTTGCACCTTGAAAACCTTGTGCTCCCGTATGTCCTGTTGCACCTTGAAAACCTTGAGCTCCTGTGTGTCCTGTTTCACCTTGAAAACCTTGTGCTCCCGTATGTCCTGTTGCACCTTGAAAACCTTGCGCTCCTGTATGACCTGTCGCTCCTTGAAAACCCTGTGCTCCTGTATGACCTGTTGAACCTTGAGCTCCCGTATGTCCTGTTGCACCCTGAAAACCTTGTGCTCCCGTGTCACCTGTCGCTCCTTGAAAACCTTGTGCTCCTGTATGACCTGTTGCTCCTTGAAAACCTTGAGCTCCTATATGACCTGTCGCTCCTTGAAAACCCTGTGCTCCTGTATGACCTGTGGAACCTTGAGCTCCGGTGTGTCCTGTTGCACCTTGAAAACCTTGTGCTCCCGTGTGTCCTGTTGCTCCTTGAAATCCTTGTGCTCCTGTGTGTCCTGTTGCTCCTTGAAATCCTTGTGCTCCTGTGTCTCCTGTTGCACCTTGAAAACCTTGTGCTCCCGTGTGTCCTGTTGCTCCTTGAAATCCTTGTGCTCCTGTGTGTCCTGTTGCTCCTTGAAATCCTTGTGCTCCTGTGTCTCCTGTGGCACCTTGAAAACCTTGAGCTCCTGTATGTCCTGTTGCGCCTTCAAAACCTTGTGCTCCCGTATGTCCTGTTGCGCCTTGAAAACCTTGCGCACCTGTGTGTCCTGTTGCTCCTTGAAAACCTTGTGCTCCTGTATGTCCTGTTGCACCTTGAGCACCTGTATTACCTGTGGTACCTTGAAAACCTTGAGCTCCTGTATGTCCAGTTGCTCCTTGAAAACCTTGAGCTCCTGTATCACCAGTTGCTCCTTGAAATCCTTGTGCTCCTGTATGTCCAGTTGCTCCTTGAAATCCTTGTGCTCCTGTGTGTCCTGTTGCACCTTGAAAACCTTGAGCTCCTGTATCACCAGTTGCTCCTTGAAAACCTTGAGCTCCCGTATGTCCTGTTGCTCCTTGAGCACCTGTGTGTCCTGTTGCTCCTTGAAAACCTTGAGCACCTGTGTGTCCTGTTGCTCCTTGAAAACCTTGTGCTCCTGTGTGTCCTGTTGCTCCTTGAAAACCTTGTGCTCCTGTGTGTCCTGTTGCTCCTTGAAAACCTTGTGCTCCTGTGTGTCCTGTTGCTCCTTGAAAACCTTGAGCTCCTGTGTGTCCTGTGGCACCTTGAAAACCTTGCGCTCCTGTGTGTCCTGTTGCTCCTTGAGCTCCTGTGTGTCCTGTGGCACCTTGAAATCCTTGAGCTCCTGTGTGTCCTGTTGCACCTTGAAATCCTTGAGCTCCTGTATGACCTGTTGGACCTTGAAATCCTTGTGCTCCTGTGTGTCCTGTTGCACCTTGAAAACCTTGTGCTCCTGTATGTCCTGTTGCGCCTTGAGCTCCTGTATGTCCAGTTGCGCCTTGAAAACCTTGTGCTCCCGTATGTCCTGTTGCGCCTTGAAAACCTTGAGCTCCCGTATGTCCTGTTGCGCCTTGAAAACCTTGTGCTCCCGTATGTCCTGTTGCGCCTTGAAAACCTTGAGCTCCCGTATGTCCTGTTGCTCCTTGAAAACCTTGCGCTCCTGTATCACCTGTCGCACCTTGAAATCCTGTTGCTCCTTGAGCTCCCGTGTGTCCTGTTTCTCCTTGAAACCCCTGCGCTCCTGTATCACCTGTCGCACCTTGAAATCCTGTTGCTCCTTGAGCTCCCGTGTGTCCTGTTTCTCCTTGAAACCCCTGCGCTCCTGTATCACCTGTCGCACCTTGAAACCCTGTTGCTCCTTGAGTTCCTGCTCCTGTTGCACCTTGAAACCCCTGCGCTCCTGTATCACCTGTCGCACCTTGAAACCCTGTTGCTCCTTGAGCTCCTGCTCCTGTTGCACCTGGAAATCCTTGAGCTCCTGTGTGTCCTGTTGCACCCCTAAATCCAGTTGCTCCTCTAGCTCCAGTTGCTCCTCTAGCTCCAGTTGCTCCTCTAGCTCCAGTTGCTCCTTGAGCCCCAGTTGCACCTTGAGGTCCAGTTGCACCACTTCCAGTATTTGATGGTTTACATGGTATAAAACATTCACATTCATCAGGTTCATAAGGAACTTCATCACACCATTCACAAGTATTTCCACATCCACATTCATCAGGACCAACATAATCACAATCTGGACAAGGAACATAGTAACCACCTGTGCACGGATTATCACATGGGTTAGCTACATATGGTTTGCCATTGATATAAGTAACATTTAAATTTGTCACTGTTATATTTTCACTGACTATGTTTTTTGCATTTATATTACTCATTATATAAATGCAAACATATTTTAAATTTAAATTTAAATTAAATAAAATATTAAAATATTAATTAATTTGGAACTGGAAAAGGCCTTTGATTTTTTTCTATTACTAAAGGCTCAGGCATATAAACAGCAGTTTTTTCGAAAATATTTGCTGAATTTAATTTTGTAATCTCAGGAACAAAACATGGAGCAGGATTAACTAAATTTGTTGAATTAATTCCAAATAAAAATGATTCAGTATCAGCTGCATTATAAGATAATTTATTCCAAGGAATTTGTGCAGGTAATAGTCCATTTCCTGGAAGTCTTGTATTATAAGCAGCACCATATTGAGAATTTGGATAAAGTGTATAATTTTCAGATTGATTATATTGTCTTTGTTCTAAACAATAATTACCTGGAGTATTTCTATTGCGTGTAGAAGCCATTTATATACATTTATAAAAGATTATTAATTTAATTATTTATTTTATTCTTCAACAATTTTATTTTATCGTTACATACTTTACCAGTTTCTAAATACTCGCAAATGCAAATATGAGTTATATATAAAAAATCATATGAAAATAAAATACATAATCCGAGTTCTTCATTTTCACTAATAATTGTGGCAGAAGCTTGGCGCATACATTCTCTAAGTTCATTACTATTTATAAGTTGTTTATATAAATCACAAATTATTGTATCAAAACATTCAACTTCTTCTGTATCATTTATGTCTAGTATATTAAATAAATCTTCTCTGTATAAAATATTTCTAATATAATCCTTTTCATCATCAGTTACATTATCGGTTTCTAAAAAAACATTATCTTTATTATATCTACATTCATATTTAACATTGTACATTTAAATTAATATTTTACAAATTTTTAAATATTAATTTAAATAATATATTTAACTAAAGGTCACGTTGATTTAAGCATATTGATAAGTAGTATGCTTGTTAAAATAATCTGTATCACGTGTTAATTCTCTGGAAGGAATACCACCACGAATCCAACCATCAGATGCGACACTTTCAATTTGATTAGCAGGATTATTAATTCTTTGTTGAACTGCAGGTAATAAGGGAGTTTGGTGGTATTTAATATAACTTTTCTCGCTTAAAGTATTAACACTCTTTTTATTAACAATTTGTTCACCTTGTTGAATTTGAGATTCCATAATAGGATTAACAGAACCACGTCCTAAATAAGGAACAGTAGCAAATGGTCTATGAAATAAATCAATACGACATCTTGGATGAGTTTGGATAGTTCCAATTTGAAGTTTAGATGAATCGTTAATATTGCATCCACCAGCACCAACTTGATAGCCTCCATTATACATAATACCAGGTTGTGAAACCGCAAGGTCAATTGGTTTTTTCATAGAACAGTCAGAAGCAAAATAATTTTGAGTCATATAATTACAAGCAGCGACATCTTGAATTGTATCTTGATCTACACAACATGAGTCTAGTCCAATTCTTGACATATTAGAGAAAGTATATCCTGAATAAGTAGCCATTTATATATTATAATATACATTATTTTTTTAATTTAAATATTTTTGTGTTTCTAAATTAATCCTTCTTTATCAATAGTTGTCACTTTTGAAATATTTCTAATTATTTTATCTTCTTTTTCAGAGGTATTATCTCCCATTCCACCCATAGCTTCAATAACAATCTTACTATATTGGTCAGAATATTTAGATTCACTATTCATGTAACCAGGATATTTTTCTTTAAATAATGGTAATAACTTTTCATTTTTATATGTGATTTTTTTTATTAATTTTCTGAGTTTATTTTTATTTTCATCTTCCTTTTCCCATTTATTTTCGTCTTTAATATAGACAACTTCTCTCTTTTTATCTGTGCAATGAATAGGTCGTTCAGTTACATCTAAAGCTTTCAAATTAGAAGTTATGATATTTGATATACCTTGAATATATCCAACTTCTCCTACATTAATCAAGTCGGATAATTGAAGCTTAATTGAATCTATAAATTCAGTAATATTCATTGCATTTTTACAGGTTTCATTAAGAAAAAACTGAAGATTAAAGGTCTTATTATGAGAATTATTATTATTATTATTATTAATATTATTATTATTAGTTGTATTATGGGAGCCAGTCTTGAACATTTCAACCATCATATCTTTCATAAACCCTTGTTGCTCAGTCATTATTTGCTTCATAACATTAACAATAATTTTATTTACGTCTGATTTTTGTGGGTCAATATCTTGTATTTCTGACGAATTATAGTTTGTAAGTATTTTGCAAATTTTTTTATGTTTACATAAAGAAGATTGATGTTTGTATTGCTTGCCACATAAGCAAATATGGTCAGAGAGTTTTTCGGCGTAATTTGGCGGCAAATTTTTAGCCGCTATTAGCCTCTTATGTTTATCGGTTGTTAAATGTCTGTTATAATCATTTAATTTGTTACTATAAAAGTCACATTTATCACAAGAATATTTAAAGTTTGCGTAAATTGGCGTAAAACTATTAGCCTCCATTAGTATATATTAGGCTAATAAAAAAACTCTAAATACTTTTACCCAAAAAACAATAAAAAATTATCGTCACAAAATGAAAATTATTTTTTTGGCGACCTTACCTTAATTTTAAAATATGGTCACAAGTGATGCTTTTTCACAAAAATATCGGCGTTATTTTTTTTTGGACATTTTTTTCTTTCAAAAATGTCCATTTTTAAAAACTCAAAAAAAGTTTTGAATTTTATATTGTTTTCTTTCCCCTTCATGTGTAGTGAAGGTTTTTTTTCCCTTTTTTCGAGAATTTAAAGAATTTACCTTCATTATGTAGTGCTTCCTCTTTAAGTATCTCAAATATATATTATTACAAACTACTTAAAGACAACCATTCTCTCTACTATTTCAAATTTAATATATAATTAAATCATTAATTAAATATTGAATATAATAATGCACATACAAATAGCTTAATATAATGTGTATCTGTAATTGTCTTGTACTCTTGCAAAGGCACCTTCTGGTGTGGATTCTTTTCCTGATGGCATCCATCCATATAAGTACTGACCATATGCACCTTGGTCATTTGCTACTCTAGTGTTTGGTGTACTAAAAAATACACGATTTGATTGGTCAAGTTGAAATTGTTGCCATAAATCTCCAAATAATTGCTTATTTGTATTTTTTATACCTGGATTCATCATCTGAACTGCTTTTTTTACATTTTTTGTTATATCTTCGTCTACATCTACATTAAATGCAGGAGGAGCAGCTTTTCTATTTGGTTCATCATTTATTTGTGTCAATAAAACATTGCTAAATGGATTTCTCTTATTACCCTCTTTAAATTCGGTTCTTAATACTGCATCTAATGTCACCGGATTTACAAATGATTTTGGTTTATTATCAAACATTCCCGTTACTTCATTACCTTGAACATTAAATCCTTCTAACATTTCTTTTGTTACCTTTTGTTTACGCATACTATATAATACAAAAATTACTAATAAAGTTAAAGCACCGACGGCTAATACTCTTTTTGACATGGTTAAAATATATCCTAAAATTGTTAATAATATTATCAATCTTGATATTGAATTTAGTTTTTGTTCATAACACATGTTTGCTGTTGGCCATAATTCTAAAACATATTCTTTATTAAATAAAACTGTTGGGTCATTGGTCCAAAATTGTATTGTCATTATATATATATAAATCTTTTAAAAAAGTTTTTAATGGTATTTTCTTAATTTTCTTCTCGTATTTTTTCTTTTTGCTCTTCTTGTTTTTCTCTTAAAAGTTCTTATCTTCTTTTTCTTTCCACCTGTAATTCTCGATAAATCTAGTGTCATTCTATAATGCATATCTCCTTCATCATCTGAATCATCTGAATCTTCTGCAGTGTAGCTTTTTGTAACTATAAAACCAAATCTTCTATAATAATTCATTAATCGTTCACCTTTACAATCTAAATTTATATATTTTACATCAGATGATTTACCAATACGTATTAATGTATTTATAAGCTCTTGACCAACTCCTAAATCTTTATACTTTTCTGGTGAACATATACTATTTAATAAAATATACCTATTACTACCTCTTTCTACAAACATAAAAGTTAATAATCCTGCAATTTTACCATCTATACTTGCATATAATGATATATCTGATACAACTGAACTATATAAATATTTAAATTCTATTCCATATTCATCTCTACAAAATTTTGGTTCTGTTTTTATTTCATTTCTGACTTGCTCCATTGTTTTATCTCCTGGACGTAAAATATCATATAATTTTATATCCATTCTTGCAAGGTTCTTATTTAATTGTGGTGGAATTAAATAATATATTTGAATAACTTCCATATATATTATTTATTTAATTTATTTTTTACTTTTCTTTTTCTTGTTATTATTAGTATTAGATTTTTGATTATTAGCACCTCTTGGGGTTTTTTCAATTTTCTCTCCAGAGCTAAATAGCTTCATTAGCTCTTCATCTGTTGTTGAAGATTTGTAAGGTGTTTGTTGTTCTAATGTGGCAGCTTGTGCTTGTTCCATCTGTCTTCTTAAAGCATTTGCTTCTGCCTTTGCTCTAATTCTCTCTTTTTGTTGAGCCATCTTTAGTTTTCTTCCCATTTGAGCCTCCATAGCACCTGTATTTACTTTTCCTAGTCCACCCATTCCCATCTTACTTAACATGGACTGAATATTACCCATACCAGGCATTCCTTTCATTTTATTCATAAGCTCAGTTGCCTCTTGAATCATTTCTGACTCTTTTAATTCACCTGATTTTATCTTTGAGTCAAGTTTATCACCAACAGTCTTAACTAAACCCATCAACTTTGTAGGATTTTTCATAAGAGTATTGAATACATCTTTCATATCTGTTGCTCCTTCAAAATCCACATTTAGATTGGCTGCAGTTTCCTCTGCAATTTCGCGCGCTAATTGTCCCAACTTTCCATCTAACATTCCTGTAATGTGGTTATTAATTTCCTCTGCATTTGGCAGGTCACTTGGATTTAAACCATCGCCTAAATTTTCTGCTAGATTACCACTTATGTCAAATAAACCTTGCATTTGTGATAGAGTTTCTTGTAATTTAGACTTAAACTCATCTCCATTAATTGCTTCAAATAATTTTGCAGTGTCACCAAATGCCTCTTTATTATCTAATGTTCCAACCACTGCAAATAACATAAGTTGAAGATATTTCCAAATGGTATCACGCGTCTTATCTGAAATATCACATTGCCATAAGTTTTTAAAATGTATCTTTGGGAAAAATTCAGTATCTACTTCTGAGTCTTCCTTAAATATATCGGCATTTTGGTATAAAATATCAAAAAATCTTGGAGGTAACTTCTTTTTGCAAAAATCAAATAAAAGTTTTGCTGATTTCATCTCAGATTTTTCATATGCCTTATTTCTATCCTCCTCCTCATCTATATAATTAAAATGTTCCTTACTCTTCCACCATTTATCTATAAATGGTATATACTCTGGAAATGTTACCTTTAAATCACCAACAAAATCCCTTATAACTTTTACAAATTCCTCTGGAACTGAAGTTTCTGACATATTATTTAATATATTTATTTTTTATTTAAATCAAACTTATCTTAAAATATATATATTAAATTATAAATTTAATTTATATTTCAAATGTTAATTATTCACATAATTCAGATAACTTTGTTAAATTTTGAATATACTTCATTGCTTTTGCCTGATTATCTGGCCCCATATTTCTGATAGGTTCTCTTAAACGATTAATTGATTCCATGATTTTATCTGAATTTTGAGAAGTAGCTATATCAGATGCATAATCTTTATCAAGAAAAAAACCTATATCTCCTGCTGCAATTTGTTCTCTATACTTTTCAGCAATAAATGCTCTCCAAATTTTAACAATCATCTTTGGGTTTGCCTTTCTAATTGCTATTAAAGCATTTTTTGCTGTTAATATATCAGGGTCTTCGGGAAAAACACTTTGAACATCATTTAAGAACTCGAGAAAATGGTCGTTGAACGCAGCTAATATGTTTGACATTATCTATTTTTCTATATTTCTTTTTAAATTAGTTTTATTTATTATTATATATTTAATTTTAAATTGATTTATTTTTAATTAAATTACTTTAAAAAGCCATAGGTGGACGATTGCCAGTAATTTTACGAATATCTGCATCTCGTTCTTCTTTCATTTTTCTAATCCTATCTTCCATCTGTTGATTTGCAGCATCGTCTCCCATTTTCTTAGAACCTCTAATAGTTGTATTATGGTCTTCTCCATTCATAGCAGTACCAGATACTTGTCCACTAAATGCAGTATTTAAATCTACATAATTATGCATTTGTCTCATACCTCCATTACCTTCAGCACTTAATTCATTTGCATCTTGATCCAAGAAACTATATTGATCAGAAACTATATCTCCAAAATTACCTCCTCCACCTAGAGAGAATGCCATAGGTTCCATGTTATTTTGTGTTGCCTGTCTAACCTCGTGTTGTTGTCTAGGTTTTAAAAATTCTAAAATTTTATCACCATATAAAACTTGATATCCCTGTGTTAAAAGCAATAATGCTGGAACTTTTGTTACATTCTCTGGTAAGATAATTTTTTGACCATTCTCTAAAATAATATACGTTTTATTATTACTATCCTTAATACGTTTATCTATACATATAAAATGAATATCTTTTTGGATATCAGACTTTGACAAGAGCTGTAAATATTTTTTACAAACTTCACAATATTTGCTATAATATAAAATGCAACTCATCTTAATATATAATTAGTTAATCAAAAATAATATTTAACTCATTTTAAAAAAAAATGAATTAAATTATTAATTTAAATATAAAGATATAATAGATATAATGACAAGTCGTTCTGAAATGACCAACTCTAGTTCTTCTGATATTTACTCTCGTATTGAACCACGAGTAGAAATTACATCAAAAATAAATGATGAGGAATTAAAATTTACACTTAGTGGTGTCAATGTTAGTATTGCCAATGCACTAAGAAGAATAGTACTATCCGAAATACCTATGGTTGTATTTAGAGTTTCGCCAAATGATAAAAATAAATGTAATATTATTGCAAATACATGTGGTTTAAATAATGAAATAGTAAAACATCGTTTGAGTTGTATTCCTATTCATATTAAAGATGTCGCAGAGTTTCCACTAAAAAATTATATTATGGAGCTTAATGTGCAGAATAATACAGATACTACTATGTATGTCACTACTGAAGATTTTGTTGTAAAAGATTTAATTACCGGTAAACCACTTCCTAAAGAAAAAATTAGAGAAATATTTCCTGCTAACGACCAAACTGGCGATTTTATTGATTTTGTCAGATTAAAACCTAAGTCGGCTGAAGAAATTCAAGGAAAAATTATTAATTTAACTTGTGAATTTGATATTGGTACTGCTAAAGAAGATGGTGCATATAATGCAGTTTGCACATGTTCGTATGGTAATACTATTGATACTGCTGCACAAGAAGCTAAATTACAGCAATTAAAACAAAAATGGAAGGATGAAGGTAAGAAGGAGAGTGAAATTGAATTTGAAGCAGAAAATTGGAAATTACTTGAAGGCAAACGTATATTCTTAAAAGATAGTTTTGATTTTGTAATTCAATCAATTGGAGTTTATACTAATGCTGAATTATTGGTAGAAGCTTGTCAAATTATGATGAATAAGTTGCATGATATGGATAAACTTATTGAAACTGATGAACTTGAAATTAAAAATGCTGAAAGTACTCTACAAAATTCTTTTGATATTATTTTAGAAGGTGAAGATTATACACTTGGAAAAGTAATTGAATACTTCTTGCTTACAAAATTTTGGGAAACACATATGTTAACATTTTGTGGTTTTAAAATGTTGCATCCTCATGATACTTATAGCCTTATTCGAGTTGCTTATACACAACCTGTAGAAATATCAACTGTTAAAGGTCATCTAAAAGAATGTATTACAAATTCAATTGAAGTATTTTATAAAATATCAAAATCACTTTATAAGTTAGTTCCACGTTAAAAAATAAATATTAATTATAAATTTATTTAATATTTATTTAATATTTTTACAAAATTTATATTTTTTAAACAGAATTGTCAGCAACCATAGTGTCAATATTCCTTTTTCTCATTTGAAAATTAAGACAATACATTAATAATGATGGATGTAATTCATTTACATATTTCTGAACTACAGTATTTGTTACGAATAAACGCTTTTCTCTGAGTTCATTCATGTAATGTTGATGAATATTAAACATATGAGTTCTATATTGCTCAGAAAATTCAATAAGAGGTTTTTCCTTTTTTATATAACATGAAACATAATTTGCAAATAGAGTATTAGTAAATAAATGTACTTGGTCTCTAAATCCAGAAAACTCTTTTTTATTTTCAGGATAATATTTCAAAAAATCCTTCACTTTGCCTTCCTTTCTTAGGCATAGATATTGATATTGCAACTTGGGTTGGTTTCCTCTAAGATTACGAACTTGTTCATATACAGGATTTCTAATCTTGGTGCGTTCGCCAGTTTCTTTGTTATGAATAATAACTCCTACAATATCATAAGATGTATTCATAGAACCAAATTTATCAACCAATTCTTTGTAGCTGTCAAAATTGTAAACTTCTGGAAACTTAACAGTTGTTCCTAGTTCATTAAAAAAGTGTCTATATTCAGGCACGTCATAATATGATACCGTAACTCCATTTGAAGTATTATTAATTTTGTAGACACCAGCTAAATATAATTGTGGCTTCGAAAAAGGAACTACAATTCTATTTTCAGGATGCTGAAGAACAAAACTATAACATAATTCAGGTTCTAATTTATTAATATCTAGCTTATTTTCTGCAGCAGCTTCCATAAACATTTGTCTAAAAGTCTTTGCATGTGGAGACTTATAAAAACTAGAAGTTGCACCAACTGTATTACGTGTTGATATTTCCCATCCACCAGTTAGACCAATTGTTGGATCAAAAAATACATTAATCATGGTACCCTCAACAAATTCTTCTGCTACAATAGAATTATTTGTTTTATGTTCAGGGTAATTATTGATAAATGTCTCTGCTAAAATAGACTTTGGTGGAGCAAACCCAATAACATTATTTGCACTATTAATTATTACTGAACGACATAATCCATAAGATGATATTAGGTCGTGGCATAGAAAATTCTTGTCATACCTAATAACTCTATAAATAGAATTATTTGAACGACACTCGATTTTATTTAATTTTAGTATATTTAAATTACTAACAACGTCGGCTTTAAGTAAATCATTAAAACCAGGGATTGATGATAGATTGTATATAGCGCTCATTATTACTAGTATATTTAATTAATAAATTGTCTTTAAACTATATTTTATATTGATTTTTACTTAAGTATAAAAATATCTAATATAATTATAGAACAATGTCAGAACAAGAATCAAAAACACAAGTCCAAAAAGAAGATATAGAATTAAATCTTCAATTAGGAGATGTAATTCAAATTGCAAATCCTGTTAATGAAATACTAAATAATCAAACTTTTATTATTGATTATATTGATAAATCAAAAACTTATTTAATTAATACTGATACACTTGATAGAATAAAGCTAAAAATAAGTGAAGCAGGTATTTTAGGTGATGGAAATATTACTAGAATTGAAATACTTAGTAGAGCTTCTAGTCCAAGCTACGCAAAACAAAATGGACTTCTTCCTGGTAAATGGATTAATATCTTTTTTGGAGGAGATTTCCCTGTTATTATAACTGGAGAGATAACTAATTTAGAAGAGGATATGATTGAAGTCAAAACAACTGATAATGATATATTATATATCAATTTTGATTATAAAGGAATACCAGAAGATTTACCAATTGAGAATATTGAAATTAGAGAGAAACCTTCAGAAACTTTAAAGAAACCTGAAATTTTCGAAGAACAATTAGAAGAAGAAGAACTTGCAATTCCTGAACTTGAACCAGAAAAGAAGGTTGTTGAAGTTGAACAAATACAAATAGTTGTGCCTGTTAAAGATGTTAAAGAACAATTGAGAGAATTTATTGTTAAAGCTGACCAAATCCAATTTGGAGATGAAGAATTAGGACCTATAGTTCAATATATTGATGTTTCTTCAAAATCTCAAAGATATAGTATTGAAACTCAACTTTCTGATTTGTTAGATGAACTTCTCTCTACAATTCCAAATTCAGAGAGAACTCCACGAGTTCTAAATAATATTCATATCATGATTGAACGTTTTAAACAATTAAGAGAACATTTTTCATTTTATGACCAATATGGCAATGTTGAAGGTGTTCTTGTTAAAGAAGCAAGTTATAAACCCCTTAGTAGTTACTTAAAAAAATTTATGAATAATTTATACTGGATATTACCAGTTGTTAAAAATATAAAGAAAGTTTATGATATTCAAGAACCTGATGAAGAGAATAATGATATAATTAATTTAGACCTCACTAAGGATATAGAAAATATGGGTGAAATTATAGAGAATTATAAATCAAATAACTTACCTACAGATAGTAATAAATATAGTGCACTTTATTCAGAATTAGCTCCTTATTTTTGCCCCTTTAATTTAATTGGTGATGAAGACCAAAATGGTATTATTAGTGAAGTTGAAATTAAAACCAATATTACTGCTGTTATTGATAATTTAGAAGACATGTATTCATCTGTATTTAGCAATAATATGATAAGAAATAGACGTTTTGTTATAACTAAATATAATCTTGCACAAACAAAGTTAGATATTACTGATAGTACATCTGATAGAATGACTACAGTAAGAGTTCCCATAACTAGAAATGATATTATGTCTATTAAATCAATTTTAACTTTACCTGAACCAACAATAAGATTTTCAAAAATTAATTTGCCTGGAACAGATATACTTATGAGAGCTAAATTAAATGAAGTATTTTTAAATTATTGGCAACTATTGAAAAAGAATTCAAATGTCACTAATGTATTTATTGATTCTTTTGGTGAATTTGAATTTGATGAATCTTCTTACGTTAGTGGCATTAGGAATTATATTTTAAATATACCAGAAGATGATTTAAAAAATATTTCGAGGAGAGAAGTTTATAATAGTTTTGTTAATACTATTGTTCCAAAAATTCGTGTATTATTCAATTTAATGAAAAAATATATTACCGGAAAACTTTCTATTGTAGAAGTTGTATCATATTTGGAACCTTTTTTAATTTATACAGATGACCTTACATTTATGCAATATAAGGAAATTGTTGAATTTATTGATGAAAAAATTTCAGCATACAATAAAAATATGATTGATATGTCAAGGATATTTAAATTGTTATCTGGAATTAAATCCTCTGATATAATTTCTTCAAAAGCTTATACTATAATTGATATTATACATCGCGAGAAACGAAATGAAATTTTTGATACTGCATACCAAATTGATTATAATGATATTTTAAGAGATAAAACATTTACAAATTCTGAAATTTTAAGAAAGATTATTTTAAAAGATTATTCGCGATTATATACTACTACAATAGCTTATGAAAATACTCCTTTGATGTTTTCTAAAGATGTTACCGAAATATTTAATGCTGAAAAGGAAGTAACGAGAGAAAAAATAAATGAAGAAGAAAAAGAGGACACATGTGAAACAATTATAATTGCAAAATTATATACTTCTCTTGCACAATTAGAAAATGACAATAATAAATTAATTTATTTTGATAAAAAATATGATAAAACAAATTATGGAGTAATGGAAGAACAAAACAAAAATGGTGGCTATGCTGAGCAATTAATTAATTTATCTCCAGAAAAACTTAAAGAACATATTGTTTTGGATCAAATGAAAAAAAATAAATTATCAGAAGGAGAAGCAATATATTTGGCCGATACTTTAATTGATGGAAATAAAAAAGTGATTGATGGGCAGTATGCTATTTTATATAAAGGTTATGCTGAAAATATTGAGGACGAATCAGATTATTATGTTAGAAAAGATGATAAATGGGTTTTAGATAAAAAAATATCAAAAAAAGATGGTGTAATAGATGAATCTTCTATATTATGTGATTTGCAAAATAAATGCATAAGTAATCCAACAAATACAGGTGATAATTGCGAAAGTATGAAAGTTAATGAGCTCGCATTACAAAATAGTTTATTAAACAATATCATAAGTGAATTTGATGAAAAATATAAAACTTCTAAAAATGAATTCGAGAGACATATTAAAGAGAAATTTGAATATTTTCTCTCAATAATGCCTATTATTTCTAAGATTGAAACCAACAATTTTTTAAAATATAATAATGAAAAATATAAGTTAGGTGTTGGTGTTGAGGATGATAAAGAAGGTAACATAATATCTCCATTTGCAGAACTATTGAATATTATATTGGGACAAAAAGATTTTGTTAAAAAACAAAATGATATTATTAGATTTTCTGATAAATTTACACGAGAATTCATTCCCGGAGGTAGTGAAACCCAATATTGGTTATATTGTATTAAAACAGGTGCACAATTATTGCCATCATTTAAAAAACAATTAGCATATGCATCTACAATATCTCCGTATGCTTACCAATATCGTTTAGAACAAATTAAATCAACAAATGGTCAGTTAAGTGATGATGGTGATTGGTGGACTGATAAATATACAGGTTGGCCAATTTGTGCAGGTGATTTTGATACTGAAGAAGGCTATGAGGAAGGATTTAAAGTTACTACAAGGGCGGTTATTGAGGAGTCTGCTGGAAATAAAATTATGGCTGCAACAACAGAGAAGAGTATAAAATATATAACTGAAGAAACAATAATGATAAATAACGTTGTAAATACATTAGCTGTTGCTATGGGAATTAATATTGAAACACAAAAAGAATTTATAATTAATTGTGTTACTGAATCAATTAGAAATACAGTTGAAAGTGAGAGTGATTATAAAGAAAAAGTTATGACTGCATCTCAAAAAGGTAAGAAGTTACCATCCTATAAAGACTTTTTTAATACAGCTTTATTATTCTATACATTTGGTATGTTTTTGATTGCAGTACAAACATCAATTCCTTCTATTAAAACAAGAAAGACACACCCTGGTTGCGTGCGTTCATTTACAGGATATCCTTTTGATGGTCAAGGAGATTTAAGTAGCTTAACATATTTGGCTTGTGTAGCTTTTGATATAAGAGAATCTGGCGAACCTTGGAATGTTCTTAAAAAATTAAATATTGAAAAAATCCAATCACGTATTAAAGCAGGTATTGATGATTATTTAGTTCAATTACCAGAGGTTCAAAGAAAATTTTCTGAAAAGACTGAATATTTACTAATTAATCCTGCAACTGAAATTCCAGAAGAACATGATATTGCTCAATGGTCAGATTTCCTACCGCCTATTGTTCCATTTAAGATTAAACACTTAGTTAATATTTCTGGAGAATTTGAACGCACATTAAAGAGTGATTTAAGAAATGGATTAAAACAACAGAGAGAGAAAATATTGGTTATTGAGTCAAAAATTATCAAATTCTCTCTAGCTATCCAAGAAAAGATAAGAGAAATAGTTAAAAGACACAAGGTAATTCTTCATACTGCAAACAATGAGCCTTATCTTGAAAACTCATGTTGTGATAGTAGAGAGAATGAACCAACTATTGATTATTTTAATAATATTGATGGTGATATTTTACAATTTAATTCAATCGTTGAGAGATTAACTAATATATTAGATGATATTAGAGCTACAACAGAATCGCCAATACTTTATAGCAATATTAATACTAAAAATATATATCCACCAATATCAAATACTTTTGATGAGAAAACAATTTATCTGGCTTTTATATTTTACTGTAAATTTAAATCATTAAGACCAATACCAGAAGATTTACTTCCTGTTTGCACTGATAAACCAGATGCATTACTTATTAATCCGGCTGATACAATTGACCGTATCATACAAAAGCTTAAAGAAGATGGAAGAAACTATACTAATGAACAATTTGTAAGACTTATTGAATTAGTTAGTAGAGAGAATATTATCAAAATTGATATCGACAATCCTGTAATTTCTTCTGTAGCAAAATTATCTTATTTATTAGATTCTATTTATGATGAAAATAATGAAAATGAAATTATTGAACAATCTTTGAGAGATTTAATTAAATCTGCAATTGATACATTTGATATTGCAACTGAAACAACTACACAAGAGGTTAAAGAACTTAATAATTTTTTAATAAATAGTAATGGAGCAATGATAAAAGAAATTATAGAATTTGTTCAGAAAAATGAAGGTTCAAATGTTAGTAGAAGTTCTGTTCGTAAGTTTATTAATACTATTTCTAATTTCTCTACATGGAATGCAGATACTTCAAATAGAAATGCTGATATTAAAATATCAGATGATACAATGTATACTATAACAAATTTTTATAAGATATTTATTGAAAATTTCATAAATGTATTTCCAAATATTATTTTGAATAAAGTGAATTATGATAATACATTAATTCCAAGTTATTATGGATTTTCTAAAAATCATGCAAATAAACTTAAACGTTATATTTCTGATTATTTTGAAAAACTAAAACCTTTTTATGGTATTCCTACATTATTAAATGTATTAAAACAAATACAGAAAAATGCAAAAAATTTAATACGATTATCTGAGCATACACCATGTTTTTCAAATATTAGAATTGGTGACAGAGTATTAAGAGGTGTTATTGATGAAAGAACTAGTAGATTTTTGTTTGAATACTATTTACTTCGTATCCTGGTTAATTATATTGAGTTATCTGATCAAGAAGATATGATTGTAACAGAAGTAACAAGGAGAGAAGAAATAACAGATATCTTTTCAGTTGATTATATTGAAGAGACTGAAACAAGAATAGATATGTCAATGACTTCAAGAAATCAAATAGATACAAGAATTCTTACTGGTAATAAAAAAGAATTAAGACAGAAAGTTACTGAATTATTAATTGCATTTATTGATATATTAAGAAATGAAAAAGAAACCATCGATACTACATATGAGGAGATACAAGATAGAGTTTTTAAATTAAGGGAAAGAGAGAAGGATATGGTTACTGATAAATTAAAAGCCATGACAGATGAAGGAAGAGATATTGATACTATTCTCAAAATAAGTAAGCTTGCTGGTACAGAAAATGATTACAGTAAGGGTCTTAAAAAGGGATTAACTGTATATGACAAAGATTTTTATGAAGAAGAACAGGAGATGAGAGATAAATTAACTGCAGTAGAGCGAAAAATAAGAGCAAAAAATAAAGATGCTAATGATGAAAATATTGATATTTTAATTGATGAATATTTAGAACAAGAACAAATAGACCAAGACATTGATCGGGATGCATATGACATTGGTTATTTAAATGAAACATATTTTGACGGTAATTTTGATGGTGTTGAAGCTCCAGAAGAAGAATATGAAGATTATGCTGATTTTGAAAGTTAAGTATTTGAAACACTTTTAGAAAAAATATAATTATAAAAAATAGTTTATAATTATATATTAGATGTATACAACTTATATTAGAGAAAATAAACCATTTGCAGCAATTATTTTATTTGTAATTATATTTGGAATAATTCAAATGATGAAACCTGCATGTTTTTATAATAAAGATGGAAGTATTCGAGAATTTGGTGTCGGATACAAAAATAAAACTATTCTACCAATTTGGTTATTATCATTAGTTTTAGGTATTTTATGCTATTTAGCTGTCTTATATCTTGTTAGCTCTCCGAAAATATTTTAGATTAGAATATAATTTAATAAAACATATCTTCATATTCTGCATATTCATTTTCATCATCCGCTTCACCATATAACTCTTTTGCTTTTGCTTTCTTCGCTTTTTCTTCTTTTAAAATTTTTGACTGTTCTTTTTGTTTTTGTTCATTAACTTTCTGATTACTTACCTTTTTCTCTTGTTTCACATTTTTTTTTACTGAAATATTTTTTATTTTTTTTATTTCTTGATTTCTAATTTCTTGAAGAGTTAAATCATCTTCTTCATTTGAAAATAAATCTCTTGCATTTTGTAGGTCTGAATCCTCTACTAATTTTCTCTCTTCTAATTGTTTTAAATGTTTCGGAACCGGAACGTTTAAAACAGGAATAGTATAATCCTCATTTTCCCAGTCTTCCCAACTATCTGTCATGTTAAGATTAGTAATATACTTTATTTAATTAATATTTATTTAAATCAATTTTAAAATGTATTTAAAGAATAATACGTATTATTAGTAAATATATGCAAATACGGCATATTTTAACGCAATTCCGTAATTATAGTGGAAGAAATCAGTTTATTTATACCATTGATAATTTTACAAAACATAATATAAAATATATTAAAAAATTTGAGTTAAGTATTAGAAATCCAAAGGATTTAAGTTTTATGTATCCAACTGTTTATGAAAGTTCAATTATGTTTGATAAAGGTAACATGAGAGTAATTCAACAATTTCAGAATGATAATCTTGAAAAACTTATGAATGATGTCTCAGATTTTATAAGTAGAGAGATTAAAATTTAAATAAAATTATCAACAATTCTTAGATTCGGGTATGTATAATGGTTTATATGGTTGTTTATATCTAGAATTTGTTTTCTGACTATTATATTCAATTAAGTACTGTTTTTGTCTTTGTTTTATAATTTGACATGCGTAACTTTCTCTTTGTGAATGTGTTTTTATATATTTATGATTTGATAAATATTTTGTATTCATCGCATAATATTTATTTAAAAATAAAATACTTAATAAAAATAGAATTAACATTTTTAAATATAATTATATAACTAAAATTATGTTTAAATGATATTTTGATTTATAAATTAACCAGTAATTGTATAAGTTGTAGACGCTTTTTCTTTTTGTTCTTTGGCCTTTTGTTCCTGTTCTAAGAATTTTTGATAATTTGCTTCCATAGTTTTTGGATTAGTTACACATCCTCTGTTAGTTATTTTAAGTTGAACAATAGATGTAAGAAGCAAACCAGTATAAATATACCACATAGCTTCACCAACATTATCTCTTGTAACCACAATCTCAAACAAATCATTTTTCATTTTGTCACTTTCTTCACTATCTACTTTATATTTGTCTTTCATTAAAGGTCCAAGAATTTCCCAATATTCATTAAAATTATTTGGAACAATTTGATTTATTAATATAGAAGTATTTCCACATATCTTTATAATAGCATCAGCTGCAGTTTCCATTGCCTCCCTCTTTTGAGGTGTCATGTTTTCATCTTCTGCAAGTTTTTTCTCAATATCTTTATTAATAAGCAATTCAGTTAACAATTTATTGGCTGAACTTGATACATAATAATAACCAACAACATCAGAAAATGCACTTTTAAATCCTGGATAAACAGTTAAAATTATAACAAGAACACCAAAAATGAGTATCCAAGGCAAGAAAGTTAAAACACCAGCAGCACCCATATTTTCTGTAATATTACCACCACAATTAGACGCTATAATTGATGAGTTAACCATAAATTGTATTACAATAACCAATAATACATATATAGCTAAATACATGTAATTATTACTTACATATTTTTTGTAGTCTTCCTGATTACTATATAACTTATATGGTAAAGCAGGTTTTAAAGCCATATAATAGAAAACAGTTGTTAATAAAAAAGTTACAATATTTAAGTATGAGTTTGTCATATAGATAATATGTATAATTTATTTTATAATTTTAACTATAAATAATATGAATTTTGAAGAACCGTCTAATCAAGGATGGGCTTTGCCTAAACCAATTTTAACAGAACCAGGTGTAAAATATTTTTTAAATCAAGCATTAAAACAATCTCATATAATTAGAGAGAATTTTCATAATACTGTTTTTAATATTGGTATGTTAATATTTTTTCTTTTAATTTTAGGAGCAATACTTGTTTATAAGTATAAGGGTCGATTAACGCCAGTTGATATTGAAAAAAAAAATAAAGAAAAACATCAGTATATTTTGGAGAGAATAAAAAATTTTCAAATTGCAAAACAACGTGCACATCAAGAATTAATAACTGGATTACCTCATTGGGAAAATGAATATACAAGCCCAGGAATACAGTAACTTATTAAAATTAAATTATTAACTATAATATATATAATAATGCAAAAAGATGAAATACTCAGTTTTGATGATGCTTTAAATGAATACTTTAAACTTAAAAATACTTTTGAAAATCAACTTAGCACATATAAAAAGAAAATTATTAATAATCCAACATTAAGTAATAGGGAAAAACGTTCTGAATATTTAAAATTAATGCCTAAATGTGTTAATTGCAAGAGACCCTCTAAAAGAGGTACAATTTTCTCACATAGTTATAGTCCATCTGATGATAAAAAAGAATCATATAGAATTTTACAAGCTAGTTGTGGTGATTTAGCTGATCCATGTAATTTAGATATTCAAATACAATTAGATAAGATTGAAACAATTGAAAGTGTAATGACTGATATTAAAAATGAAACCAAAGAATATAAAAATAAAATTATTAATGATAAAAATAGATTATTATTTGGTATAATTGATACAGAAACTGCAATTGAAAATTTTGACCAGAATAAATCCTACATAACTGACATAACATCTGTATATGAAATATATTTAGATACTTATAATAAGGTAACTGATAATCCAGAAAAAAAACTAGAACTTGATGAATCTTTAGTTCAATCATATAATTTAATTAATGAAATTAAGTCGTGTATAACTAAAATGAATGATAATGACGATACACAATATGCTGTAGATGCTGCAACAATTTATGTTACAACTCTTAAACCATTATTAGATAAAATTCGTGCATTAAAATATAGTGAAAATATAATATTTCATGACGAAGATAATAATACATGTAGACTAATTCAAAATAAAAATTCAATATCTCAATTAAGTACAAGTGGGTACCAAAATAAGGTATTAAAATTTAATATTGGTTATGAAGCTAAAAAAACTCAGAAGAAAAAACCTGCAACATTTGTCATAGAATCTGAATCTGAAGAAACACCGGAAGATGTAACAAAGAAAGAACTTACAATTAAAATTCAAGAACCAGGCAAACCTAAAACAACAGATGAGGTACCTAAAGATGAACCTATTATTGGACAAGGAGATGATGGTATCGAGTGGCATATACAAGAATATAAAGATTTATGGTCTAAATTACCTAAAAAATTAAAAGATGAATTTAAACTAAACATAGACTGGATGAAAGATTTTATGTATAAATGTGTTAATGCAAGAAAGCAAAAAGGTCCACAGTTTAATGGTTGCAGATTACCTACTCCACCTAATATTATAATACCTCCTAGAGAGACATCTAATGGACAATATGATTTTGGTGTTTCTATTTATAATATAGCATTTAATAAACAACCAAAATCTCTCCAACAAACTTATTTAACTTTATATAAAGAAGACCCTGCAACGAAAGTTAAAAACTATAAATTGTTAGAAGATGCAATGAATGGTTTAGTTGAGAAGGAGGTCGATTTTGGTAGAGGGTATTTTTAATGATTATATTTAATAAGTTTTCTTTTATAATTATATATGCTGTTAAATTATATTTCTATACCGATATTTTTAATAAGTTTTGCAATTGGACTATTTTTTATTTATATTTTAGGGCCTGAAATGAAAACTATTTATATTTATCCTAGTCCAGAAAATGTAGACAAAGTTTTATTTAAAGATAAAGCTGATAATTGTTTTTATTTTGAAGAAAATGTTGTTGAATGTCCAAAAGATGAAAAATTAATTTCAAAAATTCCTATACAAACTTAAGAAAAAGAAATTAATATTATAATATAAATGGGATTAAATCTTGGAAGATTTCTGCATACAGAGAATGGTAAAATAATTATGTCAATTTTATTAGGTTTTGGGTTAGCATCTTTATTTAGGACTGTTTGTAAGGACCACAATTGTCTTATTTTTCATGCTGCTCCTTTAGATGATTTTAAAGATAAGATTTATAAAAATAATGGAAAATGTGTTAAATATAATCCAGTCGCAACTAAATGTACATTAAATGCAAAAACCGTTACTTTTGAATAAATCTACCTTTAAGAAAAGTAGATTTGCGTAATTATCGTAAGCAATCATTCTTTACAATAATTATGAGTGAAGCAACCAATATTTTAGATTTACCAACAGACCCTGTTGGAGGAGGAAACGTTAGTAATAATATTACTATTACTGCACATGAAGCGCAAGTTCCAATACAACAAATGCCTCCTAACCAGGCACCATCAGGAATGTCTTTAGACCAAACAACTATTAGTCAAATTGTTAACGGATTACAACAAGCAACCTTAGCTGGTATGACACAATTACCATCAAGAGATATTCCGATGACTACTTCTGGAATAAGCAATGACCCTCAAATTGTACCAAATTACGTTCCTCCTCCACCCAGAAATCATACCGATTATATTCAAAATTATGAACAAACTAGTGATATGGTTAATAATTATAATAAAAATAAACAAATGAATAATTCATTAGATGATATGTATAATGAAATTCAAACACCACTTCTAATAGCTGTGTTATACTTTTTATTTCAACTTCCATTTTTTAAGAAATTTTTATTTACATATTTGCCCTTTTTATTTTCAAGTGATGGCAACTATAATTTAAATGGATTTTTATTTACTAGTATATCATTTGGAATTTTATTCCACTTTTTAATAAAAACAACCTCTTATTTTGGAACTTTTTAATAAATTAATATTTTTAAATAATTTAAACGTATACAATTAAATTATTTAGTACAATGCCACACGCAGAATTAATGGACTATATACAGACTACAACATCACATGTAACTCGAATGATTATGTTTAATACTATAAAAACAGGGGACCCAATTATTGATGCATTTTTTACCTCATTTATTCTAGGTATTTTTAGTTGGTTTGTATCATGGGTTTATGACAATGGAATAGATATTTATTTTAGAAATTTATCAATTGATGATATAAAAACATATTTTTGGAAAAAGAATTCAATTATAATTGAAGGAAAAAGAAGTTCAACAGTGTCAGCTTATAATAGCTCATTATGTGTTTGTTCTGCTTATAGTGATAGATTTAAAGCATTATGGAATTATATAATTACTAATATTGATAAGAATAATACAATCTTTAAAATTAAAGAAAATCATACAAATTTTCAAGCATCAAGGAAGGAAAGATATGATGATGCTAAAAAAAACTATGATATGTTTATGGTTTACCAAAATAAACATTTTCAAATTGATGAAGACATTTTTGTTAAAGCTGATATAGAAATTGAAAATGATAGCAATGAAAAGGAAAAGACAAGTGTTAAAACTGATAGAATTACTATAACTATTTATTCATATAAATTGTCATTATCTTATTTGAAGAAATATGTTGATGATATTACTGAAAAATATTTGTTATCTATTAAAGATAATCGTGCAAATAAAAGATTTATTTATTTTCTGGACAAAACCGAATTTAATTCTGACGAAGAAAGTAAACTAGCTTGTTGGAGGGAAGATTTATTTGAGAGTGCACGAACTTTTAAAAATATATTTTTTGATGGTAAAAAGCAATTATTAGATAAGATTGATTTCTTCCTTAATAATAAAGATTGGTATTATGAAAAAGGTATTCCATATTCTCTTGGCATTGGACTACATGGACCTCCGGGAACAGGTAAAACATCATTTATTAAAGCTCTTGCTAATTACACAAATAGACATATTATTGTTATGTCTTTAAAAACAGTTAAAACAAAGCAACAATTAGAAAAATTCTTCTTTGAAAATACATATAATGATGATAATGAAGATAATAGTATCACATGGGATAAAAAAATACTAGTATTTGAAGATATTGATTGTATTGGTGACATAATTTTAGATAGAAATTTAAATAAACAAGATAAAAAAACAAATATTAGAAAAAGTACAAGACTTTCAAAAGAGGAAACAACAAAGGCCGGTGATATGAAAATTGGGGAGATACTTCAAGCTGTTTGTGATATAAATGAAACAGGAACAACCTCTGTAACTACATCTACAAAAGAACAACCAATTACATTAGATGATATATTAAATTTATGGGATGGAATTAGAGAAACTCCAGGAAGAATTCTAATTATTTCATCAAATCATTATGATAAATTAGACCCTGCTTTAGTTAGACCAGGTAGAATTGATATCACGCACGAATTAAGTAATGCAAGCCATAGTACAATATCAGAAATTTATTTGCACTTATTTGATAATAAAATAGATAAAACAAAGTTGGAAAACGTTAAAGAATATTTTTATTCACCCGCAGAACTAATTAATATTTATGTTTCTAATAAAAATGAAATTGATTTTATGAATAGATTAATGAAAAATCAGAAAGTAAATTAAATATATACTTCATGAAAATGTATTTTATGACATAATTGATGGTATAAATCTTTTTGATTTTCATCTTCAATTGCAAGCATTGGATAAATTAAGGCTCGATTTCCCTCTTTACTTATAATTTTATCAGCAATAAAATCATTTTTATAAATACTGATATAATCTGAATAATATTTATCCAATAGATATTTTGCAAATTTTTTTGAAATTAGATACATTTGTGTTCCTGTTAAATATTCAGGATATTCATGGTATTTAAAAAAAGCATTTTTTGGCATATCTACTTTTAGTCTAAAATTATTATATATATTGTCATTTCCTATCTTATATGGAACCATATAGCCTAATAATAAAATATCTAGATCTAAAAACATAAAGTCGTTAATAACCTTTTTAAAAATTTCATTAAATTTACTATGAATACAAATATCATCTTCACAAATAACTGCATAATTTTTACCACTATTATGATAAAAATCATATAAAATATCTAGATGTCCATAAGTAATAGACCATTGACGTTTATTATATCTACTTAGTTTTTTATATATACGATTATCTGTATGTTTTACTCCATCATAAAATTTACAATCAATTTTTAATAATTTAAAACGCTCTAACATTTTATTTCTTTTTTCTTCATTATTAAATGATAAACAATAGAATTGACAAATACCAGATGTGGACATTCTAATATTCTAATATATTTTCTTCTATATTTATTTTTCGTTATATTTTTAAAATACTAATTTTAATGATATAATAATGATAGAACAATATGTTAATAAATTAATTGAAAACCTACCAGATGATACAAAAACAATACAAAGATTGGATTTAGTTTTAGATGGTGGTATATTTAATGGAAGCTATTTGGTTGGTGCATTATATTTCTTAAGAGAAATGGAGAGAAGAAAATATGTTAAAATTGAAAGAATTTCAGGGTGTAGTATTGGTTCTATAGCAGCCTTTTCATACTTTATTGATTCACTTGATATAATGCCTAAACTATATGATATTGTAAGGGATGAATTTAAAAATAAATTTTCACTTAAAGTTATCAAAACACTTAAAAGTCATTTAAAAGATAGAATTCCTGAAAATATTTGTAGCAAAGTTAATGGTCGATTATTTATTTGTTATAATGATATTAAAAATAATAAAAAGATTGTTAAATCACATTACAAAAATGTAGATGAAATAATTGATACATTGATTAAATCTTGTTATATACCATTCTTAATTGATAATAATATTTTTTATAAAAAAAAATATATTGATGGCATAAATGCATTTATTTTTAAAAAAGAACTTAATAAAAAAATTTTATACATGGATTTATTAGGGTATGATAAAATTATAAATACATTAAATATTAAAAATGAAAAAAACAACTTTCATAGAATATTAACAGGATTATTAGATATACATAGTTTTTATATCAAAAAAACGAATACTTCTATGTGTAGTTTTGTCAATGATTGGAATATTTTTACTAAAACACACCATAATTTTAGACTTATATTAGAGAGAGTAATAATTTATATTATTATATTATTAAACTATGCAAAAAAATATCTACCTCATGATATTAAGGATAATATTATAGTTAAAATTATTTCAAAAATAACATTTGATATATTTAGTATATTTTTAGACACTTATTGTTTGTAATTTAGTTTAAAAATCAAATTGTAAATATCAATAGAATTTAAAATGGATGCTATTGATATTACCGATTCAGCTTTTTCTTTAGATATTCCTGATACCAATCAAATTATTGGTGGAAATTCAACAACTGATTATACTATGTTTATTTATATTGGTGCAGCTATATTAGTTGCTTTTATTGGTATGTTTATATATAAATTTTATCAAAACAAGAAAAATAATCAAAATCAAGAATTAGATTGCGAAGGTGGGTTTTGTACTATGGGTCAAAGACCAATTCCTACACAGCCTTCTCAACAATAACAAGATTAATAAATGCCTTTTTTATTTTTTCTAGTCTTATTTGAGTTGTAAGGATTTAAAAATCCATTCTTTCTAGTTTGTCTTTTCTTTTTCTTTTTGCTCTTCTCTGCCTTTCTCTCTAATTTAGATGTTTTAATATCATCGGGTCTATAATTTAAAAACCATTCTTCGAACTTCTTTTTATCTTTACCTTCTTTTAGTTCTTTATACTTAGCAGCCTTTTCTGCTTTCATTTCTTCAACAGATTCTTGATGACCATAACATGTAATACTAAAACGTTTTAATAATCCCTTTTGAGCTAATCTATTTTTTTGTTGGACGTCAAATAAAAATTTTGACATGCAAAGTATTCTATCAATAAATTGGTTGTAGTAAGGTTTATTGGCATATAAAAATGCTAAGTATAAACTTAACATCGTATCAATTGTAGCTACCTTTACCTTTTTACCACTCATCATTAATACATTATAACTATGACATCCAATTGGTTTATAAATAAATAAAATAGAGTCTTTACCAACTCTCACTTCATAATGTTCGGGAACTATCTCTCCAACTGCTGGTTGTTTAATTATTTTAACATTTGTGACACCATTATCATCTAAACGCTCTTTAATAACTTCAGCCGTAGTTTCAGGATTATTTGATAACACATCAAAATCTGCAATTTTCTCCAATTTTTTTCTCAAATTTACTGGCATATATTGTGAATAAAGAGTATTTGCAAAACCACCAAAAAATACTACACCCTGATTTATTAATGTATTTTTTACTGTTTCAAATATCTTATCTTCATTCTCTCTATCTTCCATTTCACGTTGAAAGTCAACGTTATTACAGTCTATATCAGTTATAGGATAATTCTTATTTAAAAGAGTTAAACGTTTTAATACCTTTTCCCATCTACTTATATCTCCTGCTGGTCTAGATAATTCTAAGTACATTGACATTCTTAAAAAATTTGGTGGAGCATATAAAATTCCACCGACACTAATTGCATCTTGTTTGAGAGCTTGAAATATTTCTTTTGGTAAATGTGTTATATCAGCAACAGCCATGTAATTAACATAAACTTTATAAGTTCCATGATGTTGTCCAGATTTCGCCTCAACATCAATAAACCCTTTCTTATAATAAATATCTGCTAATTCTTTTGCATCTTCCAGAGCAGTTTGAGAGAAAAAATCATAATCTGGAATTTCTACTTCTTTATTATAAAACCTATCTTCCTCGGGTAATATATTATTTATAGCAGTACCACCATAACATATTTCTTTCTTTCGTTTAATAAACTCTTCAACTATATCAATTATTTTTTGAACATCTTCTGAATTAACCACACGTTTACCCATTTTCTCTTCAGCTTGATCAACTGCCATACGTAAAATTGTAAGTTCACAATCAGCAAATGATAAATCTTTACATATTTTTTTTTCTTTAGGCATTCTTATATTATTCAGTTAAAATAAAATTGAATAATAAAGTAATTAACATATTAAATATAATAATTATACTAAATATCAATGTCAACTATTGAAGAAAAAATTCAAGTTATTAATATTTCTCCTATAGCTCGGAGAATTAAATATGAGTTAGAAAAAATGATTAATTTAGATATTTGTATATTTGATAATATTAGTATTTCAAGAAAACCAATTAATTATAATGAATTTGAATATCATGTTAGTATCTTTAATGATATTGATAGCAGACAATATGAATTTATTTTATCTTCTCATTTCCCTTTTAAACCACCTAAATTAATTTTGAATTCTAAACCATATTTTGAATATTTAAGAATTAATTCTGAAGCTTTTAGACAACTTCTTTATAAATATAAAGGTCAACAATGTTTTTGTTGTGAAACAAAATTATGTGGCGATAATTGGGCGCCTAACTTTACAATCTCAAATATAATGGATGAGGCAAATCAAATTTATAAAGATTGTAAAGAAATTGCAGATATAATATGCATAAACGTTATAAAACGTAAATATTTAATTGATGATATAAATATTATTGAATGGTTATATTAGGCTTTAAAACTATTAAAATTATTAAAATTATTAAAAATCGTATTATATTCTAATAAACTACCATAAACATTCATAAGATGAGTTAAATATTCACTAGTTTTATTGCTATGATTTTCAGTCATTTTTTCAGTCAAAATAGAAATTTCTTGTTGTGTATATTTTAATATTATATTAAAAAATTTATACAAAAGTTCTCGATTAGTTTTATATTTTTCTGATGGGATATGTAATAGACATTGCGTAAAAATAAAAATAATTTGTTCATTTTTATTCATTTTACTCATAGCTTCAAAATCTGATTTATCTAGTTCTTTTTCTAAAAAATTTCTCATTCTTTCTTGTATATCTTTCTCTTCTTGAGTTAATTCAAAAGCAACTCCTTCTTCATCTTCATTTTGAGTATTTTCTTCTTGTTCTTCTTGTTCTTCTTGTTCTTCTTCCATTTTCATTCTTTGAATACATTCAAATATTTGAACATCAGTAGGTGTTACATTTTCCCATTCTCCATTAATAAATATTTTTGCATCCCATGGTGCATTGTCCATATAATAATCATCATAGTAATTTTCCCAAAAACTTCTAATATCATCTACTGATTGAATATCGTTCTTATTTGTTCTATCAAAAATAAATTCAGTTACTTTCTCAACAAAAAAGGTATCAATCATTTTTTCATCAACTACCCCAAAATCTTGTAATAAATATGGTCTTTTATAATCAGGATGTGATTCTGATATAACATAAGGAATATTAAGCGTCATATATAAAAATATATTATTTCTTTATATAAGTTTACTATATCTTTTTAAAAAATGGTCTATAAAATTTTTCAATAGGATAAATAGTTTTACATCCATTACATTGACACTCAGTTTCATTAATAATATGAAATCTTCCAGCAATATTTGGAATTGCACCATTCTTCATACATGTAGAACACTGATAATTTACAGGATTAATAATATTATGTGAAGTAGTATTTCCCATTATATATATAACAAATCTATGTTTAAATTGTTTAAAAATTAAAACTATAATAATCAGTAGATGCTTCTCGGGTAGCATATGAATATTCGGGTAATTGAGGTGTTGGTGCTGGTACAGTAACAGGTTGATATCTTAACTCAGAAGGTTTTAATGCAAATGCATAACCGGCCCTATCAAAAAATAAAGCATTTTCCATAAGGAAATTATCAACTAACTGATATCTTATAGCTACCATTTGACAACCAGCCGCTCTACATAATAATCCACTTGGATTAGATGGACTTGCACCACTATCAGGTAAAACAATTGTCATACCACGTTTATTATACTCAGTTAATTCATTAATATCAGGATTATTTTTAACATTATAATAAGAATATTCTCTCATAAATATTGAATTGCTTGTTAAATTAACAAACTCTAATAACTCCTTATTTTCTAAGAAAGCAGTATTACTTCTATCAACAATTAATCCAACTTTATTCTGAAGTTCTAATAAAGGAACGCTTCCTAAATTTTTTCCTATTGACTCATAACTGTAATTCATGCCTAACATAATATCTGTGTATGATTTGAAAATATTAGCTAAATTGGAATACATTTCTTGGTTACTACTCATAAATCTAAGATGAATAAATAGTGGATCAGTTGGATTAGGGCAGGTACCTCCCGAAAATGCATAGTTCTTAATTGTATCCATAACACTAGCAAAATTTACCGAATTGAAGGTTTCTTTTACATAATAACTATCAGATGTACTAGTTGCTACAACAGGTTGATTATTTACTGAATAAATTTCGAAATCAAGACATCTTACACCTTGTTTTAAAATAGCTTTTAAATTGCAAATATTAACAAAATCATTTTTGTATGAACCTCCACTGCATGCATTATAGGCAGTTTTAATGTAATAATCATAAAGATTACCACTACAATCGGGATCAGTAGATGTGATAGGTCTTAGATTACCATCTAGACTTGAATATAAATCATTCATATAATCACATTCTCTATTTTCTAATTTACTTAGATAAATCATATATCCAATAAAAATGATTAAAATTATTCCAATGAATATCATAATCATATACGATTGAAAATCCTCGTCTAAACTCTTTAATTTAGATAAATAATCATTTGAATTTGAAGACATTACTAATATATTAAATTATATTAATTTTTGTTTATAAAGTTTTTGAGAGAATTATTTAGTAATATTTTATCTTTAAAATTAAAAGTGGGGATAAATAATATAAAGATATTTTCTTTAGATATATTATAATATGCCAAAATTATGTGAATATGAAACATGTCGCAAACAAGCTAGCTATGGTGATTTTTTTGGTAAACCATTAAGGTGTAAAGAACATAAGGAAAGTTATAAATTGGTAAGTAAATTATGTCAAGAAGAAGGATGTAAAACAATAGCTTGTTGTAATTATGAATGTGAAACTAATAAAATTTATTGTTGTATTCACAAAAAAGATAATATGATTGATTTAAACAGAGCTCTTTGCATTTATGTAGGATGCAAAAAACAACCTGCATTTAATTATATGGGCGAAATAAAAGCTATATATTGCAGCCAACATAAACTAGAAACTATGATAAATATATTAACTAATAAATGCATTGAGACAAATTGTAATACTATACCTGTTTATAATTATTCAGGAGAAATTACTGCGTTATATTGTAATAAACACAAAAAGGAAAATATGGTTAATATTAAAAGTAATTTTTGTAAAGAAATTAATTGTAATAAACAACCAAATTTCAATTATAAACATGAAAAAAATGGATTATATTGTTCAATTCATAAAAAAGATAATATGGTAAATGTAAGAGCCAAAACTTGTATATTTGAAAACTGTAAAAAAGTTCCTTCTTATAATTATATAGGAGAGACAAAGAGATTATACTGCTCTCAACATAAATTAGATGGTATGCATAGTTTAACAAATAATATATGTATTGAAAATAACTGTTCAAAAATTGCTACATTTAACTATGTAGGTGAAAATGTGGCTTCATATTGTTTTGAGCATAAATTAGAAAATATGATTGATGTTAAACATCAAAAATGTAAATCAAATTATTGTCTCGGTTCAAGAGGAAACCCTAAATATAAAGGATATTGTTCTTCTTGTTATCAAAATTTATTTCCAAATGACCCATTAACTTTACAAATGCGTTCTAAAACAAAAGAAATAGCAGTTCGTGATTATTTAAATTTAAATTTACATTTTGAAGAATTTATACACGATAAACCTCTATGGACTGGTAATTGTAACTGCACTCACAGAAGAAAAATTGATTTTAGAAAATTAATAGGCAATACTTTACTATGTATTGAAGTTGATGAAAATCAGCATAAAGGTTATGTTGAAAAAGAAGAAGAAATACGATATGATGATTTATATATGCTGCATAGTGGTAAATTTATTTTTATTCGTTTCAATCCAGATAAATTTAAGAATAAAGATGGAAAATCTCAAAATCCCATGCTTTACACTCGTTTACCATTATTAAAAGAAGAAATTGAAAAGCAAATTAAAAGAATTGAAAACGATGAAAATAAAGAATTATTAGAAATAATTAAATTATATTATGATGAAATAAATAATTAAAAAATAATAAATATATATACATAACATGGCTGGGGGATTGATGCAACTAGTATCTCAAGGACAAGCGAATTTAATTTTAAACGGTAATCCTAGTAAAACTTTCTGGAAAACGACATATAAAAAGTATACAAATTTTGGAAAACAATGCTTTAGATTAGATTATGAAGGTAGTCCACAACTTAATTTAACAACTGAATCAACATTTACATTTAAAGTAAAAAGATATGCTGATCTGCTTATGGATTGTTATATTTGCATAACATTACCTAATATATGGAGTCCAATTATGCCTCCACAAGCTGTTACTCAAGCAGATGGAACTACTATTTATACTGATTGGGGTCCATATGAATTTCAATGGATAAAAGACCTTGGCGCCCAAATTATAAGTAAAGTAACAATCAATTGTGGTAATCAACAAATCCAGCAATATTCAGGTCAATATATTTTGGCATCAGCTCAGAGAGATTTTAGTGGTAGAAAACTAGAACTATTTAATGAGATGATAGGTAATGTGCCCGAATTAAATGACCCAGCAAATGCAGGAGCTCGTGTAAATGCATATCCAAATGCATATTATACATCAAGTCCCGCAGGAGCTCAACCTTCAATTATGGGGAGAACATTATGGATACCTTTAGGAGCATGGTTTAATCTGTCATCATTTCAAGCATTTCCTTTAGTAGCACTTCAATATAATGAATTATGGATAAATGTTACATTTAGACCTATTAATGAATGGTTTACTATTCGCGATGTGATGGATTATACAAATAATTTTCCTGTTATAGCACCAAATTTTAATCAATTTTCTCAACAGTTTTATAGATTTTTGCAAACACCACCCGATGAAGAATTAGGTCCTACATCTTATGTAGATACTAGAACAAATTGGTTTGCAGATATAAATTTAAATTGTACTTATTGTTTTCTCTCTGATGATGAATCAACAATATTTGCAAAAAATGAGCAAAAATATTTAATAAAACAGGTTTATGAGAAACCGTTTTACAATATAACTGGTCAAAATAAAATAGATTTAGATTCGTTAGGTATGGTAATAAGTTGGATGTTTTATTTCCAACGCAGTGATGTTAATTTACGTAACCAATGGTCTAATTACACAAACTGGCCTTATGAATATATGCCACAAGATGTAACACCAGCTCCTACAGGAGGTGATTATCCAAATCCAAACCCAATACCTCCACCAGGAGCTGCAACATTAGGTCCAGGACTTGAACCAGATGGTTCATTATCAGGTTTGTATATAACAGGTGTATATAATCCTCAAAATATAAGATATATATTGGTTGCGTTAGGAATACTATTAGATGGTCAATATAGAGAGAATATTTTACCAGCAGGTGTCTACAACTTTGTAGAGAAGTATGTAAGAACAGCTGGGTTTGCACCTCCTGGATTATATTGTTATAATTTCTGTTTAGACACAAATCCATTTACTCTACAACCATCAGGTGCAATGAATATGAGTAGATTTACAAATATTCAGTTTGAATTTACCACAATATCTCCACCTGCAGATCCATATGCACAAGTATTAACTATTTGTGATCCAGCAACAGGAGATATAGTAGGTATTAACAAGCCTACATGGCGCATTTATGATTATAATTTCAATATGTACTTGATAGAAGAGAGAGTAAATATGGTAATATTTGTTGGTGGAAATGCAGGTTTATTATATGCAACTTAATAATTATATTATTTTGGTCTTTAAATACTTTAAAATAATATATATTTTTACTACTTAAAGAAAAAGTGTAATTTCTCTACAACCATGTAGTATAAAGTTGAAAATTTCTGAAAAGTCGTGGAGTGAAAAAAAATTTTTTGAAAATGGAAAAGTATTTTGACTTTTTAAAAATGGACATTTTTGGCAAAAAAAAATGTCCAAAAAAAAATAGTGCCGATATTTTCTCGATTTTGGAATTCATCCTTACCATATTTTAAAATTATCGTCTTGTCGCCAAAAAAATAATTTTCATTTTGTGATGATAAAATTTTTATTGTTTTCTGAAAAAAGAATTTAGGAACTTTTTATATAGGAACTATATAGGAATGGTTCCTTACGATGAAAGTTCAAAAAAGTTCCGTTGTGAAAAATGTAACTATAATACATCACGAAAAAGTCAATACGACAGACACTTGTTAACTGATAAACATTATAGGCTACAAAATCCTATATCAAAAAAGTTCGAGACTGACAAATTATATGAATGTGATTGTGGTAAAGCATATAAGCACTACTCAACCTTACATACTCATAAAAAACAATGCGACTATATTAGTTCTAGCAAAAATGTCTCAAATAAAATTGAAGATTCTGAAATCAAATTGCTCACAAATTTAGTTTTAGAAGTTGTTAAACAAAATAGTGAATTAGTAGTTAAAAATAATGAAGCTCACAAACAAAATCAAGAACTTACTAATAAGATAGTCGAGATATGTAAGGTAAATACAACAAATAACAATCTTATTAATAATAACTCAAATAATACTAATAATAGTAATAACACTTTCAATTTAAATATGTTCTTAAACGAGACTTGTAAAGATGCAATGAATATTATGGATTTTGTTGATTCTCTTAAACTACAACTTTCCGATTTAGAAGAAGTTGGTAAACTAGGGTTTGTAGAAGGAATTTCAAATATTATTGTTAAAAATTTAAAAGCTCTAGATGTTACAGAACGACCCATTCATTGTGCAGATAAAAAGCGCGAGATAATTTATGTTAAAGATGATAATAAATGGGAAAAGGAAAATGACCAAAAACTTAAAATTAGACGAGCAATTAAAAAAGTAGCCTATAAAAATGAAAGATTGTTATACCAATTTAAAGAGAAACATCCTGGTTGCAATTATAGTGAATCACAATATTCTGACCAATATAGTAAGCTAGTTATTGAAGCCCTTGGAGGTAAAGATAATAATGATTTTGAAAATGAGAACAAAATAATTAGGAAAATAGCTAAGGAGGTTGTTATAGATAAATCTAAAAATTCGATGGTAAAGGACCATCACCAATAAATTCGCCAGTTATACTATACATTGGGGGATAGTTAGGCATATATGTAAGCTGATTAGGCTTATATCGTTTATTAAATAAATCTTGACTAGCATCAAATCCCCCTTTCCATGTATTAACACCAAAATTAGGTTGTGTAGGCTTACCATACATATCGTCTGTAATTATTTTCTTTTGAGTTCCATAGCCACTTGTTAAAGGAGAGTATTGGGGTGTTACTCCTACAGTTAATTTTCCAGCATCATTATCACCTGGAACACATCCCTCTGATTTTGGTAAAGGTGGTGAATAAGGCTGACAGCCTGGACAGTCAATATCAGCGGTACATTGTTGACCAGTTATAGCACATCTAGCAGTTGGACCGCAAAAATTTTGACAACTATATGTTGTATTAAGTGGTAAATCTACAGTATGACTTGTTGTTCCATCATATTTCTCTCCAGATATATTACTACTAAAACATTCTACAATATATCCTTCAGATGATAAATAATGTATCATATTAAATACTGCAAATAATAAAAGTAGAGATATAATTACTAAAAATAATTTATTGAAATCCATATAATAAATTGATATTAAATTTTTGAATGTTTTTTATTTAACGAATTATTTTATATCAATGTAATATAAGTAATGTCTACTACAACCAGTGATACTAGTGCTATTGATGATAAAAAGGAAGATAGTTCAACTACAACTTCAATTTCTTTTGCATCAAATATAGGTAGTTTTTTATTTTCATTAATAATAGCAATATTAATTGTTCTAGCTTATTTTTCAAGTAGTGGCTTAATATTATTTATATGTAAATTAGCACAATCAAATATTTTGCCAACAGAACATGATTGTTATCCTTATACTAATAATAAACCAGAAATAACTCCAATAAAAACTAACATTTTTACAACATTTACTGATCCTGAAATGTCTATGAAGTTAGAATTTCCATATGATAAATATAATTCTTCTAATAAAATTCTTGATATGTTTAGAGAATATAGGGAAAAACCATCATCAAACTTTTTAGCAAATTATTTTATATCAATTATAGAACAGTTGATGAGTTTTAATTATTCATCAATAAATATGATAATGAATGGACTCAATGGACTACCAGAAATGTTACTTGTTGGATTGGGTCCAGTAATCGTTGCGTTTTTATTTGCAATTATGTTAATTGTAAATGTAATTATGACTGCAGTATATTGGTTTGCAAATATGTCATGGTTTTTTAAGAAAAATACAAATGATTCTGGAGATGGTCTACCAGAATGGGAAGATGTCACTTTAACAAGTCCTATAGACTGGTCTATTGGTGCTATTTTGGCAATTTTATTTACTATTATATATTTTATTGGTGCAGGAGTTACCATAGGTTTTATCCCATACGCAGTATTACTATTATGTATAATAACAGCTATATCTTATAAAGGTTTATTAAATGGTAATAACGCAACTGGACTTACAATAATTAAAGAAGTTTTAAAATATTATAAAATAACTATAGTGGCTATTTTTAGTTTATTTATTATAGCATTAGCATTTTCCAAATTAGGAGCTGCTCCTGGAATAGTTTCAATATTAACTATAGGATTAATTTATTGGGGTGTAATATCAATTGATGTCTTCAAACCAATTCCTGAAAAAAATTTAACACCTGTAGTAAGTTATGACCAGGCTTTTAAAAAATGCAATATTCTCAGAACAAAAAAAGAGAAGCATGGATTTTTATATAATTTAATTTTTGGTCAGAATGGAGGAGGAATAACAAAAGACCTTAAAAAAATCAGTAAAAAATTATCAAGTTAATCATTTTTAAATAATAATACTTAAATAATTTATTATTATTAATTGTAAATGGGAAAAAATAAAGTAAAAATTCCTAAGCAACCATTTGTAAGCATATGTACACCTACATTTAATAGAAGACCATTTATTCCTGCAATTATTAAATGTTTTGAAAATCAGACATATCCGAGAGATAAAATGGAATGGATTATTATTGATGATGGAACAGATAAGATTGAAGATTTAGTAGCTCATCTTCCATATGTAAAATATTTCAAATATGATGAAAAAATGACACTTGGTAAAAAGAGAAATATTTCAAATGAAAAGGCAACAGGAGAAATAATTGTTTATATGGATGATGATGATTATTATCCTGCTGATAGAGTTAAACATGCAGTTGATACGTTACGTGGTAGTAAGGCACTTTGTGCAGGTTCGAGTGCAATGTTTATATATTATAAACATATCAATAAAATGTATCAATTCGGGCCTTATGGTCCAAATCATGCAACAGCTGCAACATTTGCATTTAAAAGAGAATTGTTAAGTCAAACTAGATTTGATGAAGAATCTTCTGTTGCTGAAGAGAGAAAATTTTTAAAAGGATATACTATCCCATTTGTGCAGTTAGAATCAAAAAAATCCATATTGGTATTTTCACATAATCATAATTCATTTGATAAGAAAGAATTGCTTAAACAGTTGCCAAATCCAAATGTTCATGAGACGCCTTTAATGCCACATGATCTTGTAAAAGAAGATGACATTCTTAAATTCTTTATGGAAGATATAGATGATTTATTAAATAATTATGAACCAGGGAAACCAGATTATAAACCAGATGTAACTAAACAGTTATCTGAAATAAAGACAGATAGAGAAAATAAAATTAAAGAACATATTAAAAAGCAAACAGAATATAATGAGACAATGGCAAAGATAAATATGATGATGAACCCAGAAGCATCTCAAAAGAAAATTAATGAGCAATCAATGATTATACAAGAATTAATGTTTGAAAATAGTCAATTAAAAGAACAAGTTGAATACCTAAATAATAAAATCAAACAATTAATAGCTGCACAATTACAAAAACTTAAAGAAGAAAAGAGCCAAACACTTTAACAAATAATAATGTATAAAATGATTTAAAGACAATACAATAATTAACTTATCAAATAGAAATGTATTTCGAAGATAATTACAATGCAGCAGACCCTAATGATATTGAAAATGAAATGAATAGTCCGGAGGATGTCTTAGCAAATGCACAAAAACAAGACAAGGGATTTAATATCATTTATAGAAAGTTCATATCACCTAAAACTGGTAAGCCAAAGAATAAGCGTATATTTATTTATACATCAGGTACTGCTGGTTCTAGGATTAGGGATGCTGAAGTCGGAGATTATTATCCAAATAAGGTTGGCTCTAAGGATGAAGACCTATTTTTTAAGGTAATTTTGGCTACAGGTGAGTGTAGAAGTGCAAATGGTTCGAGCACTTTATTTTATACTTCACCACAACATTACATGAACCACTTGAATTGCAATGTTGACCCTGAAACGATTGCAAGATGGGAAGTAAAACGAAATGCACGTTTAACTGAATTAAAGCAGACTACCAAGCCTAAGTTTAATGAAACAGTTGTCCATTAAATAGAGTATAACCAAATATACAAATTTAAATTATAAATATTTATTATAATTTAAATTAAAATACTTTTTAATCATCTAATTCGGCGTCGTCATCATCTTCCTCTTCAATCTCTTTATCAGCTGTTCCTGTAGCATTTTCCTTTATATATTTTTCAATATATCTATAAATTCTATTTATATCTAGCTTTCCAATTTCATAATTTTCAAGTAGATTAATTATATCATTATCACTATGTTTATTCTTGAGGTCAATAAAAAAACCAAATAAGTCCTTTTTATCCATTCCAAGTTTTTGACATAGTTTTTGAATAAAGAGAGAATTATTATATTCGGTTGAATATTTAGTTAATACTTTGGTAAATCGAACTTCTGTTGGATTAAATTTATTTTTTGTTTCAAATGTTTCATGATATAGTTTATTATTTTTAAATGTTTTAATTAAAGAACTCATTTCATTAAACTGCCAAATCTGCTTCTGAAATGTAATTCTATCAATATAATCAGCAAAACAAATATTATCGAGCTGTGCAATATAAAATGGAATTGCTTGTTTTTTATCTATTTTTTCAATTACATCAATAATATTTTCATGCCATAGAAGCCCTACACTAGTTCTATCGGTTTCATTCATTATATTATTATGTTCATGTAAAGGATAATACTCATTAATTAGTTTATTAGTAATTTTTTTAGTGTCATCATTATAAGACTTAATTTGAAAAATATTTTCAAGAATTTCAATTGTAAAATAATCAGGTTTATTTTTATATAAATTATAAATACTTTTAAGTTTTCTTAAATCACCTTGAACATAAACAATTAATTTATTCATAATATCACCTGGAATATTGTCAAATAATTTATTTGAAATATTTAGAATTTGGAGTTGATTAGGTGTTTTAAGCTCTATAATATTACATACTTTCATAAGCTCTTTTATTTTTTTATCAACCCGATAATTTCCAATACAAATAATAGGGTTCATAGTAACTTCTTCTAGTTTTTGTTTTTTGGTTTTTTTAGGTCTAATTAGCTTAATCAGTGAGTTAATGCCTCCTTTATCTCCGTTATTCATTCCATCAATCTCATCCATAATGATTGCAATTTTTTTTACCTTTTTATTAAATAAACTCATAATATTTTTGTCAGACATATTATGCTTTGTAATATCTTCAATCACAGAAGTATTTCTTATATCTCCTGCATCATATTTAATAATATCATAATCAAGTTCCTTTAAAATATTACCAACAAAAGTAGTTTTACCTGTTCCTGGGTCACCATAAACGTATATACCCTTTTTAAACAGTAAATTATTTTTATTAGCTTCAAATTCTTTGAGAATTAATTTAATGGAGTTGGCTTGCTCTTCTCGGTTAAGAATTTTATTGATATTTAATTGTTCCATTTAATATATTTAACAACTTTTTTTTTATGTAGATTTCTGCATAAATCATGTTTAATTAAATAATCCATTAATAATTTTCTGCAGTTTTCAGAATTATTTTCAATACAATAATGAATTACAAAATAAATATAATTATTAAAAACCATATTCTTATACCTATATTGCTTATTTTTAAGCCATCTACCAATATTCTCTCCAATAATTTTTTCAAAAACAAAAGTATTATCTCTTCTTATCATATCCCGTATATAATTTTCATACATTGGTATACATGTTCTCAATAAATGATGATATTCATTATAATATAAAGAATTTACGAAAACAAGCTTTTGTTGTGGTATAAATTTAAAAATTAAATTAATTATATCATCAGGTAAATTCTTAATTTTTTCAATAACATTCATTATATATATAATAATTAATTATATTTATAATGTTTTAATATCATTTAATCGAGAGTAATAATTTAAGAAGAAGTTTGACAAGGGTTATTTACTCCATAAGTTATTCCATCCCATGTAACACCGCATTTTTTAGCCCAAGTATATTTAGCACAATCTCCATTAGAACCAGTAAATGCTGAACTATTGAAATTCATAGTCAAATGTTGTTGACCAGATTGAGGAGGACATGTTCCTAAATCTTTAACATTAATACAAGTAGTATTATTTCCAGAACCATCAATTGTCCAATAATCAGGACAATCAGGTATTAAAGGTGGCCATTCTTCATCATCTTTTGCATAAGAAAGAGCAACTCCAATAACTACTAAAGCGATAATTAATATAATTATAGCAGCAAAGAGAACTATTTTTTGAAAACCTTCCATATAAAATAAATAAATATAATTTTTTCTATTTGCTTATTTTATATAAATGAATAAAGTAAATAATGGACGTGTAAATATAAAAACTCCTAATACTTCAGCATTATTTCAAATGTATGATAAAATACCAGCTAATCAATGTGTAACATATAGAAATGCAACTGAAGGTTTATGGAATGAAACATCTTTATCTCAAGCTTATTTCTCTCAACAGAATATTCAGATAATTCAAAATGGAATTAGAGCAGGTGTTTATGAACGCTCTAATGGACAATATTTAATAGGTCCTCAAGATTGTGATTCTCTTAAAATTATTATGAGAAGTGTATTTTTACAACATGCTGCAAATCAACCAAATAATATTCCACAACAAATTGCTGAGCTTAATAAGATTGTTTTGAATTATTGTATTCAACAAGTTTATAGCGAGGCACAAGGTTACATGAAATATGTTGATGATGTCAGCACTTTAGTAGTACCAATTGCTCATCCTGTTCAAGCAACTAGTAGTGATAGGACACTTGAATTTAAGGGTTGGTTTTAAATAAATATTAATATTAATATTTAAATACTTAAATATTAATATGTTATGGATGACAAAATTGTTTTAATATGCGCAACTGGACGTTCCGGTTCAACAACTATGCAACGTATAATAAATACAATACCTAATTCTAATATATGTGGAGAGAATTTCGCTGCTATAAATTCTCTCCTTGAGTTTTATCGAAGAATTAAACAATCAACAATAGATAATATTCCAGGTCACTTACAACCCTTAACTTACGAACAATTAATTGAGAATAATATAAAACCTGCGTGGTACAATACATATAATTATACAAATATGGTTCATCTAATTAAAATCATGATTATAAATATGTTTAAAAATAATGAAAAAACTAACTTATGGGGATTTAAAGAAATAAGATATGACTCAGGCAATATAAATTATATAAAAGATTTCAAGGAATTGTTTCCACAAACCAAAGTAATAATTCAAGTTAGAGAGAATATTGAAAATCAAAGTAAAAGTGGATGGTTTAAAGACGACCCAAACTCAATTCCTTTTCTTAAAAAAACTTCAAAAGAATTAGCAGATTTTGCAGTTAAAAATAAAGAATGGTGTTATCTAACAAGTTTTGAACTTATGTTTGACAAAAATAATTTGCAAAATATTTTTTCATTTATTGATTGTAGAGAGAAATATGATGAAAATAAAATAACTGAGGTGTTAAACAATAATATAAAGGATACTTGATTTTATTTTTCTCTCTAATTTCATAATAAAAGAGTTATAAAAAGGATGAAAACCTCTTAATCAAACCTCTGAGGTAAAGAATAAAAGTAAAATATAGAGAAGTGAATGTCTTCTTTTAAGTAAGTATTTTAATATATATTTAAATATAATATAAACACCTTTAACTTTTATATTTTTAATATATCTTTATATTATATGAAAGCAGGAGCTTCTATACTTCCCGAACAATCTAATAATGTTAGTGTAGATGGTGAAATGGAAATTGAACCTAATAATATACCTGGCAATACTCAGAATATTCTCTCTAGTTTAGGTTTTGAAGAAGGTGAATTAGAAATGTTTTTTGATGTTAGTGATGGAGTAGTTAATGAAAATGAACTTATACAAAAATATTTAGAAATAGCACAAGATAATCCATATAATTTAAATTGGGGAACTGTTCAAGTTGCAGTTAGTGCTAACTATGATACTGGTGTTAGAAAACCCAATGGTACTACTTATACAAAGCATGATATTGCTAATGATACATTAAATTCATTTTATGATGTAATATCACATGGGGGACGCTCTAAGAAAAATAAGAAGAGAAAAACTCGTAAAAATAAAAAACGTAGCAAACATAATAGAAAGTCAAGAAAAAATCGTAAATCTAGACACAGGCATAGAAATTAATTTACAGATGATATAAAATATATAAAATATATAAAATATATAAAAAAATTTATATATTTTAATAAAGTTTATAAGTTAATGTTTTTAATCATCTTCGACAACCAAAGTTTGTTTCTTTACAACTTTTTTGACAGCAGTCTTTGCTACAATTTTCTTCTTTGGTTTAGAATCTTCACCATTCATTAATCTGGTTCTTTCTTCTTTATATACAGCATACTCTTCAGATAATTTCTCCAATTCGTTTAGCCACATCTTGTTGATAGTAGTTGCTTTAATAGTTTCCAGCTCTACCTCCTTATTACCTCGTTCCTTATAAAGTCTTTCAACATTTTCTTCAGTTACTGAGTCCATGGGCATCTTTACAAGATATTTATAATCTTCATCGTCATCAATAACATCATATCCTTTAGATTGCAACATTTCTACCACTTGTTCCTTCTTCTTCTTACGCAAATCAATTGTTCCATCTAAATTTTCTTTAATATATTTTGCTTTATTTGTAAGCATCATTAATTCACGTTCTAGACACTCAATCATGTTTTCTTTTCTAGTTTGATATAACTTAAGTCGCACATCATAATATGCATCAATAATATCAGAAACTTTTTCATATTTTTGTAGTGTATCATTTCCATCAAACAAATGCATGTTTGTAGTAGTATTTGTAGTATATAATTTTAATAATTTTTCTAGTCCATTACATCCATGTTCTCCCTTAGCCTTCTCAAGCTCTTCTAATTTTCCCTTGACAAATGTAATGGTGAAATCAACGTTAGTGTCTTTACTCATGTCTTCATAATCCTTGATAATTGCAGGAATTTTATTCTTATCTTTATCTTCACTCGGAGATGCTAACTCTTCAAGTTTTTCCTTAAAATCTTCAGTCCAATAACCGACAGGTAATTCTGTTACTCTAATTTTATCTTGGGCAACCTTCTCATAAGTTCCTCTGATTAAGAATTTATCATCACTAATTTTTGTAATCTGACCTTTAAAGCCTTCATAGTAAGGAATGAATTCAATATCATCTTCAATATGTCTTAGTTTATTCTGAAGATATTCGATAATTTGTACTGGATTATAACACATGATATCAGTACTAAAACCAGTACCAATACCCTTTGAACCGTTTACTAAAACCATTGGAATAATTGGTGCATAATAAATTGGCTCTACAGATAATCCATCATCATTTAAATATTCAAGAATATTATCATCTGTTACTTGGAAAATTGTTCTAGTAATTTTATTTAATTGAGTAAAGATATATCTTTCAGACGCACTATCTTTTCCACCTTGTAATCTAGTACCAAATTGACCATTAGGCATAAATAGATTAATATTATTGGAACCAACAAAGTTTTGTGCCATACCAACAATAGCAGCATTTAAACTAGCTTCACCATGATGATAACCGCTTTCTTTAGATGTATATCCTGAAAACTGTGCAACTTTGATTTCCTTAGTAAGGTTCATTTTAAATGCTGCAAACAAAATTTTTCTAAGCGAAATCTTAAGACCATCCATCAAGTTAGGAATGCTTCTATCACAATCATATTTTGAGAAGTGAATTAACTCACGATTAATAAATTCTTCATAAGAAACTGCTTTCTTGCTTGTATCTAGATAAGCTTCTCTATCATAATACTTCAACCAATCTTTTCTGTCATCAGCACGTTTTTTATTAAATACCATATCAATTGCATCATCTGATGGTTTGCCACTAAACTGAAATTCAACAAGCTTTTTATTTTCAAAATATTCTCTAAATTCTTTACCTGTACTAGTACCTAAACCTTTATAATACTTAATATTCCATCCCTTAATATCATTTTGTTCCTTCCATTCTTCAAATTCTCCGTCATTATAGAAATTCAATTCACTGCTTCCTTTTTTTGCCTTCAAGATTGGAGTATTCATAAAACCAATAAATCCAGGAATTTGCGCCAATGTAGGCCATTCACATGCAAACAAATTTATACCAAGACCCTTGATATGACTACCATCTAAATCTTGGTCAGTCATAAACAAAACCTTTCCATATCTTAAATTCTTATTTACATCTTCAATATTCAAATATTTTTTACCAGTTACAAGACCAAGTATCTGCTTGATTTCAGCAATCTCTTTATTATCAGCAATTTTCTTTACAGGCTCACCGCGAACATTTAATAGCTTACCTTTTAATGGATAAACTCCAACAATATTACGGTCTTCAGATGATAATCCTGAAAGAATACCTGCCTTAGCTGAATCTCCCTCACAAAGAATAAGCATACAATCCTTAGACTTTTCAGTTCCTGCCCAATTAGCATCAGTGAGCTTAGGAATTCCTCGCACAGACTTACTCTTTGTTCCATCAGTTTTCTTTGCGGCCTTATTTTCTTTTACTTCAGTTAATTGAAGTGCTGCATCCATGACACCCATCTTCGCAACCTTTTCAATGAACTTATCACTTACTTCACACTTAGAACCAAACTTAGATGATGGTGTATTCATATAATCCTTAGTCTGACTATCAAATGCAGGATTTTCAATATCACAACGTAAGAATAAAATCAATTGCTCTTTAATTGAGTTAGGATTGACCTTAGTCTTCTTTTTCTTCTCAATATAATCAACTAATTTTCTAACAATCTGATTGAGAATATACTCGACATGTTTTCCACCTTTTGAAGTATGAATACCATTTACAAAAGATATCTGAACAAATTCAGATGTAGGTGTTAATGCAACAGCATATTCCCAACGCTCTCCATTATCTTCATATACTCTTGGTGCGGTAGACTTATCTCCAATATACATGCTAATATATTGCTCAAAATTCTTTACTGGAATAAGCTCATTATTATATTTAACCTTAATATTTTTATCGGTTACAGCACCAATATCATATACACGCTTCTTTAGAAGTGCAATCATGTCATCAGATAATCCTGCAATACCTAAACGAGAATAATCAGGTTTAAATGTAATCTTAGTATAAGGCTTATTTTTGCACTTAGTGATTGAAGGCTTGCAAATTTCATCCAAGTTATTTTTATATTCTTGAATATATTTTAAGCCTCTGATATGATCAACAGTTTCAATGCGACCATAACTAGACCAAATTAAAACAAGCTTAAAACCAAAACCATTTTTACCACCAACAATTTTCTTTTCTTCCTTATTATAATTTGTCGAAGTTCTAAGATGACCAAATACAAGCTCAGGTATCCAAAGACCATCTTTCTGAGCTACATCAATTCCATTACCATCATTAACCATCGTAATTGAACCATCAGATTCAATATTGATATCAATATGACTAACTGGTAATGCATTTTCAACATTGCTGTCAACCTTAGTTTTCATACGAACAACATGATCTCGACAATTTACAATACCCTCATCAAATAATTTAAATAATCCAGGAACATAATTAATATTTTTTTCAACAATTTTATCACTATCTTCGCTCATAATCCACATATCAGCATCGATACTTTCAACAGAACCAATATATGTATCTGGATTATCCAAGATATGCTGCTTATCAGTCTTCTGCTGAACATCGAAGAATAAATCGTTGTTATTTACGTCGTTAGCGCTCATTGTATAATAGTATATGTTTTTATTTTTAACTTGATTTAAAAAATCAATTTTATTTAAATTAAAAATAAAAATAAAATTGTCTGTATAAATATTAATGTATTCATATCAATCATTTACACCAGGAGGACGCAGAGATACATCACGCATTATAAAGTATGTAGCACTATATAATGAATTATATGGAAAAGATGGCCAAATTAACACATGTTATTGTATACCCGATAAGTATGATAAAAACACACCAGGTTTTGACTCACCATCAATGAAGGTTTCATATGCAACAAGAATAGCACAAGTAATCCAAGCTTCAAAAGGAGGTAAATCACAGTATGGTAATTTTTATTTAGGTCAACCATTAAATATTAATTATTTAGGTAGAATTGAAGGTATGCCTGGTGGAAGTGGAGCACCACCTATTAATCGTTTTTAATTAAATATTTATTGCGTTTTCAATTATTTAAGAAAATTATTATTTTCTCAATAAACTTTATAATGACTGAACAAACATTTGGTAGCAAAGCTCAAGTTTGGCATGGAACCGCTAAGAAAACATCTGGTGGTCTCACTAAAGGTGATTTGATGAAGAATAAACATGGACGTATTGTTTCTAGAAGAAAGCATTCTATGGGAAAGAAGAGTATTAAGCATTTAAGAAAGTTGGGATACATTGCCAAGAAAGGTAAGTTTACTTTATTTCATAAGGGACACAAGTCTCGTAAGATGAGAGGAGGAGCTAATTTACCAATGGCTAATGGTCAACACAGTACATCTTCTTCTACTAATAGTAATCAATTAGGCCCTGCTGCTATGGCACAACGTTCGGGTTCTAATACAAGCACTCAAGGAACTAATAGTACTACTGGAAATGATCTTGCTAAAGCTATGGTTGCAAGCAACCTAATGTCAAAGACTGGTGGAAGACGCAGAAGTCGTAAGATGAGAGGTGGAATGGCTTATGGTGGTCCTCTTTCTCCTCACTCTTATGATGGTGCTGGAGTTGGAACATCTGGTGTAGCTCTTCAATTTGTTGCTGGTAGTTCTGGTTAATTTTTTAAATTATAATGTAATAAAATATTTACAGTATAATTTAACGCATTAAAATATTTATCCACCCGAATAAATTTACAATAAATGTATTTATATGAATATAATTTAATGACCGATTAATTTCTTTAAGTTCATCTACTATTCTATGATTATTATTATTACAAATATTATTTGATAATTTTCTAATTCCAATTATTTTAAAATTATTATTTACTAGTCTTTTGAACATTTATATAAGTATACACATCAAAAATCTTTAAGTATTTATCCATTCAACTTTAATAAATTTTTCATAAACAATATAATCTACAAACTTGTAGTACAAATATTTTTCAAAATAACGTTTACTCACTACAAACTTAACAGAATTTAATGCACAATAATTTTGATAATACGTATATACATCATCAAATGATATAAGAGTTAGTTTGTGTTCACTTTTAATGTAATTTTTGATATATGGTAATGAATTATTAATATCAGCAACCTTATCCCACAAATTAGAAGTAATATTTAAAACATACTTATCCTCAATAATTTCAATATTTGAAAAGAAGTGTTTCAAAATTTTTATAATATTCTCTTCGGATAATGTATTTTTACTTTTTGACCATGATTTAAATAGAGAACTAATTTCATCAATTTCAAGTTCATTTTCAAAATCACTAGAATTAGAAGTTGTTATAGTAGTATCCCAGAATTGGATAAAATCTTTATAAAATGGCAAATATTTGCTGGTAATTCCCTTAAACGCATCATTATCTTTATCATAAGTAAATATTTCGGCTAAGGAATTCTTTAAAGTAGTAGAAAATACAACATTTGGTAAACATATATTAGAGAGAAATTGTTTCCAAACAAAATGTAAGTTTTTCCATTCGATTTGATATTCATCAGTTGTTTTTTCAAGACATTCACTAATAAATTTATTAATAATATCAGACTGTGTAGTATTTTTAAGAGTATATGCATAATTAGTAAGTTCATCATCAGACCGAGCATTTAAAAAATTATCTGAGCTTTGATATCTATTTGAGTAATGAACCGCAACACATAATAAATTCAATCCAATCTTTTTAAGTATTTCTCTCCAATAATCATTAGAAAAAGTCTCATTAATCTTGAGTAATCTAAAATTCTCATAGGAATGGTTTTCATGATATTTAGTTATGAATCTAAATGATATATTATCATTACCAATAGATGATGCAGATACAATCTCAAGTTCATTCAATAATTGTTTCATTTTAGCAGTAACAAGAAAGTTTAAATTATTATTTTTCTTAAGTATATTATCACCAATAATTGTCAAAAAATATTTTGCAGCAGACTTAGTTAGAAAAATAGAAGGATATAAAACATTTAATACATTTTGAATAGTATCAGTTTCTGGAATAGAAGAGAATAAATTTCTCTCTTTAATCTGTTTAATAACATTTGTTTTAGTCTTATGCTTCCATTGAAGAAGAACTCTATCTTTTGATATATTTGATAGGAGTTTATGAATTATATCATCTTCTTTAACTATTAGATAATCCTTACCATTATACTCATAAAAGAAGTTATTATTTGGCAAATAGTAATAATTGTTTTTACTTAGAAAAACTTGCATAAAAATTTGTTGTTCTTCAGTTAAATATGTATTAAGATTAACACGTTTTTCATAATTTTTGCATTCGCTCTCGAGTGTATTTGGTAAATTTAAAACAATATGATTATAAATTCTTTGCAACATATAATCGTTATCTTTATATATATCAAAAAATTTATCTACTGCATTCAAGCATTCAATCTTTTTATCAGACATTCTACTATAAGTATTTAATTGTTTTTAAATATATTTAAGTATAAATAATATAAAATTAAACAAATAATATAATATTTAAACAAAACTGTTTGTGTAGTAAAATTTATTTGTATAATATATGAAAATAAACTTGAGATATTTGCCAAAACGTTTAACTCGCAAAGATAGAAAAAAACAGGGTAAAGAGCTTATGAAATCTCGTCGACTTTATAGAAAAGGAATTTATCATGCTAGACCAAAAGTTTCTTCATTTAAGTCTAAAAAATCTAACCACATAATCAAAGCAGAAAAAATGTATAATGTTGATAAAATAGGTGCTACAGATGAACTTGCTAAAGCAACTGGGTGTTCAAAACAAGCTTTAGCAAAAATTATCAATAAAGGTGCTGGTGCATATTATTCGTCTGGCTCTAGACCAAATCAGAGTGCTCAATCGTGGGGAGTAGCTCGTTTAGCTAGTTCTATTACTGCAGGAAAAGCCGCCGCTGTTGATTACAAAATTTTAGAAGAGGGCTGTAAGCCAAATTCAAGGGCGCTAACTTTAGCAAAAAGAGCCAGGAGAAAACATGGTCATGGAACAAGAAGAGTTCCAAAAGTTAAAATTTAAATATTTTAATTTAATGCGTTAAAATTAAAATATTTAAACACATAAGTATTTAAAGATTTTAAATTTAATTTTACTATAATGTCCGCATTTTCTAATAAGAACCAAGTAATTTCGTCAACAGATGTTAATGTTTTAACTATCAAGACGGTTCAAATTGCTCCATTCAGAACTCTTATGACTGCATTAAAAGATATTTTATTGGAAACAAATATTACATTTGAACCAGATGGTATGAGAATTATTAATATGGATAAATCTCATACCATTTTAGCTCACCTTCATTTGGCTGCTAAAAATTTTGAGTTTTATGAATGTAAAAAAGATAAGATTATTATTGGTGTCAATATGTTTCATCTTTTCAAGCTTATCAATACTATTGAGAATGATGAAACATTAACCATTTATATTGAAAATTCTGATTACGTTGATGGAATCGTCTCTTATTTAACTTTAAAATACGAAAATGGAGGTATTAAGCAATGCAAAACTCAAAAGCTCCGATTAATTGAACCAGAACCCGAGGAATTACAATATCCTGATGTTCCATTTTCTTCTATTATTAATCTTCCTTCAGGAGATTTTCAAAAGATTATTCGTGATTTATCTTGTATTTCAGATAAGCTTGAAATTAAATCTGTAGGTAATGAGTTAATTTTTAAATGTTCTGGTCAATTTGCATCAGCTGAAATTCATCGTGCTGAATCTGATGGTTCTATGTCATTTACATTAAAACAAGATTCATCCAAAATTATTCAAGGCGAATTTTCCCTTAAAAATCTTGGTTATTTTATTAAATGTACTAATTTATGTCCTCAAATTGAAATGTATTTAGAAAATGATTTACCTCTTGTTGTCAAGTATAATGTTGCTAGTTTGGGTGAAATAAAACTCTGTTTAGCACAGCTTCCTTCATCATAAATCGTCACAAAAATTTTAATAAATATGTAAAAAATAAAATTATGATATTGTCTATGCAAATTATATAATTCTTTATATTATTTAAATAATATAATGTAAATCATGGGTATAAGTAAAAATTTTATTATAATATATTATATAAATGTCCAGATATTATAATAATTATACACAATATTTAGGTGCTCAACGTTGTTGTGATATTAAGACACAAGGGCCACTCGGTCCACAAGGCGCACAAGGTAATGATGGACCTATTGGTCCACGTGGTTTCACAGGTCCTCAAGGGTCGCAAGGTGCTACTGGTAGAGGTTGTAGGGGAGCTACTGGTGAACCCGGACATACAGGAGCTCAAGGTGCTACTGGTGCACAGGGAGCAGAAGGTCCAGCAGGAGGAGCTGGATTAATTTTGTATTATAATATTAATGAAACACCAACACAACCTGGATTTCCTGGAGGTTATGAACCACTACAGAGAACCATTGTAAATAATCCATCAACTGTTAATTATCCAGCAGGTGCAGACATTAATTGGAGATTAGAACCTTACACACAATTTGTATTTACAATTGCAGGAGGAACCTATCAGAGTGTTATTTATGCTTCAAGTCCTAGTGGAACTGGTACAATACAAATTACAAATATATATGATGCTTTGGGTGTTCAATTGGCTTATGATAGTAATATAGTTACTATTACAAATACTGGACCTTCTGCTCAACCATTTATATTACATGGTGCTATTGATCCTGGACCATTTACTTTTGACCCTATACTTAATTCTTATTTCGATTTATCTTTAAATATTGTTGGTGACGTTGATATTGATTATCAAGTATTAAATGGATATAGTAATATTACTTTCAATACACCAATTGTAGCATTGGGTGCAACTGGACCTGTTGGAGCAACTGGACATACAGGAGCGCAAGGTTTTCAAGGTGCAACAGGACACACAGGAGCTCAAGGGCTTGAAGGAGCAACTGGACATACAGGAGCACAAGGATTTCAAGGAGCAACTGGACATACAGGAGCGCAAGGTTTTCAAGGTGCAACAGGACACACAGGAGCTCAAGGTTCCCAAGGTGCAACAGGACATACAGGAGCGCAAGGTTTTCAAGGTGCAACAGGTCATACAGGAGCACAAGGATTTCAAGGTGCAACAGGTCATACAGGAGCACAAGGTTTTCAAGGTGCAACAGGACATACAGGAGCTCAAGGAGCCCAAGGTGCAACAGGTCATACAGGAGCTCAAGGATTTCAAGGTGCAACAGGAGATACAGGAGCTCAAGGAGCCCAAGGTGCAACAGGACATACAGGAGCTCAAGGATTTCAAGGTGCAACAGGAACTCAAGGAGCTACAGGAATATTTGGTAATGATGGTTCAAATTCTGGTCGTTGGGAATATTCTGGCAATTTTAATATAACAGGTTCACCTGGAACAGGACAATTTGCAACTGATAATAATACTATTTCATCAATTTCACAATTTCAGATTCATTTAGATACATTTTATTCTATTAATTATAGTGGATGGTTTCAAGGAATTATAAATGCTATTAATAACGGACAAAAAGTATATTTACAAGGTGAGACATTAGGTCAAAATAATATTATCGGGATATGGGAAGTTACTAGTATAAGTTTTAATATTGCTATACCAGGATACGATATTAACGTAACTCTTGTAACAGGCTCTGGAAATTACACTATTGGTAGTTTAAATACAATATCATGGATAGCTAATGGTGCCCAAGGTTTTACTGGCGCAACAGGACTTATTGGTGAAACTGGTTTTCAAGGAGCAACCGGTCATATAGGAGCACAAGGTTTTCAAGGAGCAACCGGTCATACAGGAGCACAAGGTTTTCAAGGAGCAACAGGCCATACAGGACCTGAAGGTGAAACAGGAGCTCAAGGAGCAACCGGTCATACAGGAGCACAAGGTTTTCAAGGAGCAACTGGTTATACAGGACCACAAGGTGAAACAGGAGCTCAAGGAGCCACTGGTCATACAGGAGCACAAGGAGCACAAGGAGCAACTGGTTATACAGGACCACAAGGTGAAACAGGAGCTCAAGGAGCCACTGGTCATACAGGAGCACAAGGATTTCAAGGTGCAACTGGTTTTACAGGACCACAAGGTAATACAGGAGCGACTGGACTTAATGGAAACGATGGTTCAAATTCCGGACGTTGGTTTTATGCTGGCATTGGAGTAGGAGCACCAGCTGGCACTGAATTTAAAAGTAATAATGCTAATATGAGTAATACTACAATATTAAGAATACATCGTGATAGTTACCCATCAGTAGTTGATTATAATTCTTGGTTTCTCTTAATAGGGAATTATTTAGCTAATGGTCAGACTGTATTTTTGCAAACAGAAACAGTGGGAGCTAATGGTGATATTGCTTTATATACAATAAATACTATTACCTCTATTAGTCTATATTATGAACTTAATTTAACTTTAATTTCCGCAAATGTTACTGCAAATTGGAATAGTGTTACAACTATATCATTTGTTGCTAACGGTGCCAATGGCTATACAGGTGCAACAGGAGCACAAGGTATTACAGGAGCTCAAGGATTTCAAGGTGCAACAGGAGATACAGGAGCTCAAGGTGCAACAGGTCATACAGGAGCTCAAGGTTTTCAAGGTGCAACAGGACATACAGGAGCTGATGGTGTTACAGGAAATACAGGAGCACAAGGTGCAACAGGTCACACAGGAGCTCAAGGTTTTCAAGGTGCAACAGGACATACAGGAGCTGATGGTGTTACAGGAGCTCAAGGTTTTCAAGGTGCAACAGGTCACACAGGAGCTCAAGGTTTTCAAGGTGCAACAGGACATACAGGAGCTGATGGTGTTACAGGAGCTCAAGGATTTCAAGGTGCAACAGGACATACAGGAGCTGATGGTGTTACAGGAGCTCAAGGATTTCAAGGTGCAACAGGTCATACAGGAGCTGATGGTGTTACAGGAGCTCAAGGATTTCAAGGAGCAACAGGACATACAGGAGCTGATGGTGTTACAGGAAATACAGGAGCACAAGGTGCAACAGGACATACAGGAGCTGATGGTGTTACAGGAGCTCAAGGATTTCAAGGTGCAACAGGACATACAGGAGCTGATGGTGTTACAGGAGCTCAAGGATTTCAAGGTGCAACAGGTCATACAGGAGCTGATGGTGTTACAGGAGCTCAAGGATTTCAAGGTGCAACAGGACACACGGGAGCTCAAGGATTACAAGGAGTTACTGGAGCTGATGGTGTTACAGGATTACAAGGGGCTACTGGTTTAGTTCAAGCTGGAGGAACTTGTTGGTCAGATTACTTATATTGGGATACTAATACAATCGATTGGCAAGTTGGTTCAACAGAAGTACATATTGGTTGTAATGCTGGTTATACAGCACAATCTCAAAATGCTATTGCAATCGGTCATGAAGCAGCTTCTAATAATCAAGGATTTGGTGGAGTTGCTATTGGTTATCAAGCTGGTGAGTATGGTATAGGTTCAACTGGAACTATTGCAATAGGTATTCAAGCTGGTTGGACTGGTCAAGGAGAATCATCTATTGCTTTAGGAAATAATGCTGGTAATAATGCTCAAGATAGTGCATCTATAGCTATAGGTCTTCAAGCTGGTCGTAATCGTCAAGGTCCTGCTTCAATAGCTATAGGAGTAGGTGCCGCGCTAGGATTTCAAGCTGATGGACCAACTGGAAATGCAATTGCTATTGGAACTAGTGCTGGTAGTCAAAATCAATACCCTTTCTCAATTGCTATTGGTTATCAAGCAGGCGGAACTAATCAATTTGATAATGCTATAGCAATCGGATATCAAGCTGGTTCTCTTGATCAAGGACAAAATTCTGTTGCTATCGGTTTAAAAGCTGGTTCAGGTAGTTTTGGAACAAGATATCAACCTTCAAATACAATTATTCTAAATGCGACAGGTAATGACTTATTTGGAGATAACTCTACAAATGCAACTTATGTCGCACCATTAAGAGATGCAATTTCACAACCTATTATTTGTCCATCGTCATCCTCTGCCGGTAACACAGGAGCTAGAGGTTATCCTGACTATATGATGGCATATGACCCAACTTATTTTCAAAATGGTGCAACTGGTGGAATTATTGGACAACCAACAGGAAATTCAACATATGAAGTTTCTTATGGACGTCATGGTATGCTTTTAGCAACGCAATATTTACATACTATTGGAACACTTCCTGCAATTTTAAGATCAATAACTGGTATTACTCAAGACTTAAGCTGTAACCCATTTATTAATTTGGTTGGTAGTTTATCATGTCAAAAAAATTTTTATGATTTCTATTTATGGAAATGCACAAATAATACGTTATTTGGTCCTATTCTTACTACACCAACTGTTTGCACTACGTCAGCCCTAGTATTAGGTGTAGGATGTGATGGGTTTTATGCTCTTTTACAAGACCCAACAGGTGGAAATCAATACGACCAAGCTGCATTTTTATCAATAACAGTAAGACATGAAGACCCGCCAGATGTTGGATTTATTACATACACATGGTCTGCATCAATTGAATGGTTAAATGATCCGCGCTCAATATTTATAGATGGTAGTGGTAATGTATATAGAATAATGTTAGTATCAGTAAATCATACCTTTTAAAATATAAATTATTAATATAATAAATAATTTATATTTGTTTTAAAATATTAATAGTCACTCCAAATTTTTCATCTCTTATAAGTTTTATAGTATTATTTTTGAATAAAGAAAAAAAATCATCCATATTATTATTAATAAATAGTTCAAATAAATTAATATTATATTTATTTTGAATTAAATTTGAATATGAATTATTAGAATATCTATTGATTATAAAATTTATATCATAAATATCAGAGTTATATATTTCTTTTGAATTTCTATATTTTGTATTGATTTCAATATGATAATCACAAAAAAATTTAACTAAATTCAATCTAGAATTTACTGCCAAATCTAAATCATAATTTTGTATAAATATATCTTTTTTATTATTACCACAACTAGAACAGACAAAAGGCATATTTTGTTTAAATTTTAATAAAAAACTTTTTACTCGCGTTTTTTCGTCTTCACTTGGATATTCAGGATATTCTGTAGAAAATGAGTGTAAAATATGCCACATTATATGATAAATTTTTTTAAAATAAACTTGATTAACTATATTATGATGTAGTATTTTATCATTATTAATTATTAATATTGATTTATCTATAATTTCTTTATTAATAATGTCATCAATTTCTTCATTATTCATAATATAAATATAAATATAAAATTTTATATTATAAAAAACTAATCAATTTTGAAAAAAACTAAGTTAAAATCATATTGTTCTTCTTTATGTATTATTTTAACTGTTTGATTAGTAAAAATGTCAAAAAAATCATTCATAGTATTATTTTGAAATAATATAAATAAGTTAATTTTATACTTATTTTCAATATATTCGCTAAAATTATTATTTGTATATCTATTTATTATGAATTCAATATTATATATTTCTTTATTATAAATATTAGTATTATCTCCTCTATATTTAGTATTAATTTCTATATGATAATCACAAAAAAATTTTATTAAATTTTCTCTTGAACTTACAGCTAAATCAATATCTGAATTTTCAATAAACGTATCTTTAGTATTTCTACTGCATATAGAACATCCTACTTTAAGATTATTTTTTAAACTTAAAATAAAATTTTTAACTCTAAATTGTTCATCATTACTTGGATTATTAGGATATTGTGTTGAAAATAAATGAAATATATGCCATAAAATATGAAATTTTTTTTTTAATTAGCATTTTATTTATCAAAACTATTTGAAAAGTTTTTTTAAATGAAACATCTTTATTTGAAATATCAATTAAATCTTTATCAATTAAATTTTCAATATAATTAAAATCCATTAAATAATATAGATAAAAAATATTGTTAAATAGTATTTATATATTATATTTATAATATATAAATGTCAATAAATTACAATAGTTATATACAATACTTAGGTGCACAACGATGTTGCAATTTTAAAGGTGGAGGTGGGGGACCTGGCCCACAAGGACCACCAGGAACACCAGGACCACAAGGACCACAAGGTAGTAATGGTTCATCAGGAGTTACAGGACCTCAAGGTCCTGCTGGCTCTCCACCAGGAGCTACTGGATTAGAAGGCCCTACTGGAGTTCAAGGTGCAACAGGTTCTCAAGGTTTACAAGGTGAAACAGGAACGGGAATACAAGGAGCTACTGGAGCTACAGGATTACAGGGAGCTACAGGAATACAAGGTCTACAAGGTTCTATAGGAGCTACAGGATTACAGGGAGCTACAGGATTACAGGGAGCTACAGGATTACAAGGATTACAAGGTTCTACAGGATCACAAGGCTTACAAGGCTTACAAGGTTTTACAGGAGCTACAGGAGCACAAGGATTACAAGGCTCTACAGGACCACAAGGCTTGCAAGGTGCAACAGGAGCTACAGGAGCTACAGGAGCACAAGGATTACAAGGCTCTACAGGAGTACAAGGCTTTCAAGGTGCAACAGGAGCTACAGGATTACAGGGAGCTACAGGATTACAAGGATTACAAGGTTCTACAGGACCACAAGGCTTGCAAGGTGCTACAGGAGCTACAGGAGCTACAGGAGCACAAGGCTTTCAAGGTGCAACAGGTCATACAGGACCACAAGGCTTGCAAGGATTACAAGGTTTTACAGGAGCTACAGGAGCACAAGGATTACAAGGCTCTACAGGACCACAAGGTTTTCAAGGTGCAACAGGAGCTACAGGATTACAGGGAGCTACAGGAGCACAAGGATTACAAGGCTCTACAGGACCACAAGGTTTTCAAGGTGCAACAGGAGCTACAGGAGCTACAGGAGCACAAGGCTTTCAAGGTGCAACAGGTCATACAGGACCACAAGGCTTGCAAGGATTACAAGGTTCTACAGGAGCACAAGGAGCACAAGGATTACAAGGTGCAACAGGAGCACAAGGCTTACAAGGATTACAAGGCTCTACAGGAGCTACAGGAGCTACAGGAGCACAAGGTTTTCAAGGTGCAACAGGAGCACAAGGCTTACAAGGATTACAAGGCTCTACAGGAGCTACAGGAGCACAAGGATTACAAGGTGCAACAGGAGCACAAGGCTTACAAGGATTACAAGGCTCTACAGGAGCTACAGGAGCACAAGGATTACAAGGTGCAACAGGAGCACAAGGCTTACAAGGATTACAAGGCTCTACAGGAGCTACAGGAGCTACAGGAGCACAAGGTTTTCAAGGTGCAACAGGTCATACAGGACCACAAGGATTACAAGGATTACAAGGCTCTACAGGAGCTACAGGACCACAAGGTTTCCAAGGTGCAACAGGTCATACAGGACCACAAGGATTACAAGGATTACAAGGCTCTACAGGAGCTACAGGACCACAAGGTTTCCAAGGTAATCAAGGTTTCCAAGGTGCAACAGGACCACAAGGCTTACAAGGATTACAAGGCTCTACAGGAGCTACAGGAGCTCAAGGTTTCCAAGGTAATCAAGGTTTCCAAGGTGCAACAGGAGCTACAGGAGCACAAGGTAATCAAGGTAATCAAGGTTCTACAGGAGCTACAGGAGCTACAGGAGCTCAAGGTTTCCAAGGTAATCAAGGTTTCCAAGGTGCAACAGGAGCACAAGGTAATCAAGGTAATCAAGGAAACCAAGGTGCAACAGGAGCTACAGGAGCACAAGGTAATCAAGGTTTCCAAGGTAATCAAGGTTTCCAAGGTGCAACAGGAGCTCAAGGTTTCCAAGGTGCAATAGGAGCTACAGGAGCTACAGGAGCTCAAGGTTTCCAAGGTGCAATAGGAGCTACAGGAGCTACAGGAGCTCAAGGTTTCCAAGGTAATCAAGGTAATCAAGGAAACCAAGGTGCAACAGGAGCTACAGGAGCACAAGGTAATCAAGGTAATCAAGGTAATCAAGGTAATCAAGGTGCAACAGGAGCTACAGGAGCACAAGGATTTCAAGGTAATCAAGGAAACCAAGGTTCTACAGGACATACAGGAGCTCAAGGTTTCCAAGGTAATCAAGGTTTCCAAGGAGCAACAGGACATACAGGAGCACAAGGAGCACAAGGAGCAACAGGATTACAAGGAGCTACAGGATTACGTGGTCCAACTGGAGTTCAAGGTGCTACAGGAATATTAAATCTTCAAAATAGATTGCTAACTCATAATTTAACAAGACTCCCTTATATAGGAACCACTACAGGATTAGTAGTTGGTCCAGCAACATTCTGGACACCATATTACTTTTCACAAGATACACTTGAATTTAATAATCCAATAGCACCAAATGGTTGTCCTAAACCAAACTATAATGTTTATATAGCAAAATGTGATTTTAGTACTATATTTTCATATAATGATAGTTTGGGTAATTTAATAAATGTTAATGCAATTAGAGTTCTTACTAATACTACACAATGTAATTTTTTTCAAAATCTTACTCAATGGGTTGTTAATATTTTTCGATTTATTATACCATACCCTAATCCAGGTTCAACTGCTGAATGTTATCCATTAGTATGTTTTATTGATAAAACTAGCACAACAGGTGGTTACGATACTCCAATACATGTTTCAATTTCATTAGCAAGTGGTTATAGATTTGATACAGCTGCAGGTGAATGGAATAATGAATTTATACCAATAATTACAAAATACAATTGGACAGCATCACAAGATTATTTAAGCAACAATCCAGTTCGTCCAGGTATTCAAATAGATTGGCTTGATATAAATAATACAGTATTTCCTCCAGTCCCAGGTGAATTTGGTGTATTACAAGTAGATGAAATGGCATTATTATTAGTGCCATATAATGATTCTACGATTTAAAATATTAAGTATTATAAAAAAATAAAAAATATAATATTAAATTTTTTATTTTATTTTATTTTGTTTTAAAAATATTAATATTCTGGAGTATGTTTCTTAAATAAACATCCTTGAGGTTGTAATCCTTTAATAGAATTTACTACTGCAGGATTTTGATGATCACAGTTCTTCATCCAAATTTTAATAATACAAAAGTTTTTCTTAGGTGATATAGTTATCCCAGTTACACAATCAAAGAAACCAGCTCTACTACTAACAGACCCACCAGTGATGCAATATGTCAAATCTCTCCATGCAACAGCTACATTTTTATTTAACACTTTATATGAAAAACATCCTCCATCTCTATTCTTTGGGTCTTCCCACATAGGAGTAATACCTTTTCTCATCATAAATAACATACAATTTTCAACAAGTGCAGCAGGCAAGGATTCTGTAACTGCAATAGTTTCCTCAACCGTCGTAAATGTTGAAATAGGAATATAGCTTTTCAAACTCCAATCAGTATTATGAGGCAAATGCGCCCATAAAGTCCACATGTCTGACAACTTATGAAATGTTTCCATATTTGAACTCGAAGTTGCTGTTTCCATTGTATCTATATGCTGGGATAACATTATATTATTTTATCTCAATTTTTTTTTAAATTGTTTTCAATTAATATATATACATTTTTAATTATCATTATTGTTTAATTCTTGTATATAATCATTTTTACGCAGCACAATGCTTTCATTTTTATCAGTAAAATCCATTTGAAAACTATCTACATTATGGTCTATAATTTTAATACTAAATCTAGTTTCATTTAAATCAGTTTCATCAATATTTAAATGATTTATTAGATAATAAATGAAGAAATCTTTGGTAAATTTATTTCCAACCAAATAAAAATTATATTCTTGCGTTTTTAAGTGAATTTTATAGAGTTTATTCTCTCCGATTTTAATTTCAATAAGTATAAATTTTACATCAGAATATTCTGATATAGTCATTGGTTCATTTATATCATAGATAATCTTTTTATTTACACATTTTTTATCATCACTTAACCAAGAATAAATTGCAAAATCGAAATTTTTTTCAGGAGTTTCAACTATGGTCAAAGATTTACCATTCTTAAAAAATTCTGTCTTGGTCATAAGCCCTTCTTTTGGTTTCATTAGATTATCAAAGTCAGTTTTAATTTTTAAAAGAGTTGGGTTCCCTTCTATATAATCATTAAAGTTTTTGTTTGCTCTTGCAAAATAAATCTGTATTTTACTATATAAATATATCACATTAAATGTTACTTCTGTTAAAACTATTTTAAATTGTTCTGGGAACCTTCTCTCTAATAAATCAGCAAATAGAACTCCTATTAGAAATGAATTTAGTAAATAAGATATCATTTTCAATAATATTTATAATGATATCTATTTAAATTGTTTTATATTTAACTTTGATAAGCTGGACTACTAGAACCATTTGGAATAAAAACAACATTATTTTGTGTAACAGTGTCATTTGATTGTGGATTTGGAACTATAATATTTGGCGATTGATAATAAACAGGATTTTTTAATGAATTATATTCTGGGTCATAAATAACTATATTACCTAAAGCATCAATAGTTATACCATTACCACAGTTTACATTATTACTTGCATCACATGTATAGTCAAATGAACCACTTGCTGCATCTAATCCAAAAACATAAAGTACTACACTAACAATAACAGTCATAAGAATAAATGGAATAAAAACAATAATCCAGGAAACAATGCTTAATCCTTGTTCACATAATATATTCAATAATAAAGTAACCATAATTGTTACGATAACTTTTACAGCAGCTGTATTATAAAGACCCTTAAATGTATCAATAAGTATTTGAGTAATCGAAAATATTAAATATATAATAGCTGGAGGGCATAAATTTATCATTTATAATATATTTATATTTTAATTTTCGTCTTCGTAAAAGAAGGCATCTCCATCCTTTAAGTAGCCAATTTTCTCACCTTGTTCTCCATCTTCAGTTAATTCCCAAATAAATCCATTTTGGTCATCATCTGTGCAGTAAGTTTTATTATCAATTTCTATTTCAAATAACTCTTCCTCTTCCTCCTCCTCTTCATGAGTATCATTTAATGGTTGTTTTTCTTCTACTACTTCTTTAATAGGTTCAGGTTGAGCTTTTTGATAAAAATCTCTAACTATTTCTGCCTCTTTAATTAGTTCTTCCTCTTTATCTTCATCATCTTCTTCTTCAGGTTTAGTTTCAGTTTCAATACTAGCTTCATCTTCAGCTTCCTCTTCGGTTTCCTCTTCAGCTTCCTCTTCAGCTTCCTCTTCAGCTTCCTCTTCAGCTTCCTCTTCAGCTTCCTCTTCGGTTTCCTCTTCAGCTTCCTCTTCAGCTTTCTCTTCGGCTTCCTCTTCGGCTTCCTCTTCAGCTTCCTCTTCAGCATCACTTTCAGCCTTCTTTATTTTAGGTTCTTCATGCTCACCTAATTCCTCACCAACAGACAATTCTTCTTCTTCTTCTAAAGTTTCCTCCTCTTCATTAGACACTTTTTTAACTAGCTTTTCTGAATTATCTAAGGTAATTGTAGAGCATGTAATTAGTGCAGGATTAAAATCTTCTTCATCAGATTCTTCAATTTCTTCTTCAACTAATTCTTCTCTAGGTTCCTCTATATGAATTTCAATATTCTCATTTTCACTTGTTTTAACCGCAGAAGATTTTTCAATATTAACAGTATGAAACACTTCTACTGGAGAATTATTTTTATTATTTTGTAATTCATTAATGTCATTTCCAAGTTTATTAATTTTATTTAAAATCTTATCTAGAACAGGAATAATAGTATCATATTTTTTTTCCAATTTATCTAATCTATTTTCAAGTGAAGTTAAAATAGGACCATTATTTGTGCATTCGCCAAAAACACTTTGAGTATCATTATCAGATTCATAAGGTTCTTTGTTAAGTTCTTGTCTAATAGAAGGTAAATTCATAATTTGTCTATGAGTTTTTTCCAATAAATTATATCTGTCCATGTAATCTGAAAGAATTTTGTGCAATCCTTCCTGAATTACATTTTCAATTTCAATAACTAATGGAGTAATATTAAAGGAGCTAACTTTGTTTGTTTCAATCATAGTATAATTTTATATATAACTATTCGTTTAATATGATTTAAAAAATAATTTATCTATTTCATATATGGATAATATTTCTTTAGTTGAGACAGACCAAATTGATGGTAAAGTTCAGATGATTATGAGACAAACAGATTATACTATTGAAAAAGCTAGAGAGAAGTTAGGTCAGTTCAATTTTGATGAGATGGCTGTAATTCGAGACTATTTTGGTATTACTGAAAAAAAGGCACCACAACCAATCAAGTCTGTAAATCAAGCAATTTATAAACAATTAAGAGGACATTTAGATGGAGCTATGAAAGATTATCGTGAAAGAGTTGATAAAGGTGAAGCAAAAAAAATAATATAATATTAGTATATAATGTCATTAAAAAGTTATTTTCGTAAAAAGCATAAATATGAAACACAGGCAGATTTGCAAAATATGACAGCAGAACAGATTGTTAGTTTAAATCCTGATGATGTAGGATATTATATTGAAACAGAAACTGGTGGAATACCTTTAAGAGGTGCAAAACAAAAAGCAATGTTCAACTTACTAGCTTACAAAAAAGTAGCAAAAGACATGGGACAAAATCCTGAATTAAGATCAAAGCAAATTGACTCATTTTTAAAAAGAGAGAATTTAAGGGAAGACCCAGCAGTAACATCACTAATTGTACAAACTAATAAAGAAGTGATGAGTGATAGAGTAACCCAAAAACAATTAGAAAACAGACTTCGTAAACTTAAAGGTGAGCCTGAAGTCCCTTATACAAATGAGGAACAAATGTATATAAGAGTTCAAAACTTAGGAAAGGGTGGAAAACGAAGAAGGTCTACAAAAAGGAAAATTACACGAAAAAAAAAATATGGTCGAAAATATAAAAAAACCTACAGAAAGAAATAAAATTGATAATATTTTAATTATTTAAACACAATATTATAATTAAAATATGACTGCAAAAAGAATACTAATTCAAGTATATTCAGACCTCCATATTGAATTATGGAATAAAATGCCAGAGATTACACCTAAGGCTAAATATTTATTCTTGGCTGGAGATGTCTGTCATATAAATCATCCATTATTCTTTCCATTTTTAGATTATTGTTCAAAAAATTGGTCAAAAACATTTTATATTCCAGGTAATCATGAGTATTATATTAAAAAAAGAAACTATAATGAACTATTATTTGAATATACATATAGAATTGGAGAGAAGTATAAAAATGTATTTTGTTTGAATAATAATTTTGTCTCTCTTGATGAAGAAAATATAAATATATATGGTGCAACATTTTGGACATTTCCACCATTTACTTCAATATACGAAGCAAAAATGAGTATTAATGATTACAACTATATGTCATATTTTAAACAAGGACTAGATCAGGTTGTGGATTTAGATATAGGTTATGTAAAATATTTGTCAAACGAAGCATATACAAATTTACAAAAGTATTTAAATGAAATAGATAAAAAAACTATTATAATGACACATTTTCCTCCACATCGTTCAGGTACATCGTCGCCAAAATATTTGGCAGAAAAAAGTATTACAAATTTATACTTTTCATGGTCAGATGAAACTTTAAAAAATTTTAAGTTAGACAATGTATTAGTATGGATAAGTGGTCACACCCATTGGTCATATGATTTTATGCAAGATGGTGTTAGAATTATTAGCAATCAATTAGGGTATAAATATGAAGTAGGTAAAACTGGTCTTAATGAAGATGGCTTATATGAAATTAATGTTTCCTAAATTTGCGCATTTTTTGAGGTTTATTAACTTGTATTTGTTGTAATCCACCTGGAATTACGTTAGGAAGAGCTATATGAGGAGTAATTGAAAATAAAATAGTATTAATTCTAGAAATATAATCAACAAAAATAATAATAAATATAGCTAGAACTAATAGAGTTAATCCTTTAATATTTTCACTTACATATGTAATTACAGAATATAGAGATAAAGGTTCATCATTAATAACTTCGTTATTCATATTATAAATAAATATAAAATAATATAGTTACTATAAAACTATATTATTTAATGAGCTAGACCAAAACGCTCGCTTAATATATTAGTTTTTGTTTGCTTTTTTTGCAAACGCTTCTTAATTTGATATGTATTGGATGGTATAATTTTATTATTAATAATGAAATCATCATTATCTTCATGAAGTTCAGGCATTATACGGGTTAGAGGCTTATCGACAACTAAGAATAAACGCTCATTTCGTAATAATGCTCTAAACTCTTGAATGCTTAAATTACCATAATATTTCTCGAGCATATAATATGGATTTGGTGCAGGTTTTACATTTTTTTTATAATCATAAATCTTACCATAAATACTATTTAAAAGATAATATCTCTCAAATTTAGTTGAGCTATCAATAGGTTCATTCATTAGATGAGCTACAGCACATTCTGGACTGCAAAAACATCCATAAACGTGATAACTATTATTCATAAAATGCTTTGGAATATAAATTGGTGGATTATCAAATTCACATGTATCCCAAAAACAAGCAGATTTTTTGTTATTAATATTATTAATATGCATATAGTGTTCTAATATCTTTAATTTTTTCCATATATCTCTAATATCATTATCTTTTTTGCATGTATCTAAATCATATTCAGTTTCCATATCTCCTTCATAATCTGTTAATTTAACTGGTTGACAAATAATTTCATTAAAATTAGCATTTTCATTATTAATTACATCATATGTTAGACTAGTTTGATTTGTTGAAAAAGAGTATCCTTCAAGAGTAGAACCAAATAAATTTGTTGAACTTAAATCTTTAAGTGAACATTTAAGATGTAATATGATGTTGGGTTTTGTTTCTTTGGTATTATTTAAAGGTACAATATGTTGTATAATTTTTCCTCCTTTGGGTTTTCGTCCTCGTTTTTTGGCAACCGGTTTTTCACTAGGAGACTGAGGATTTAATCTATTATCATCATCTTCATCTGATTGAATAATTTCATCAATTAAATAAGTTTCCTCTGTAATTTTTCCAGAAAAAACAGGATTTTCTTCAATATTAACAATAATATTATCATCATTATTTTGTGAAAGGTTACTCTGACTAATATTTTTTCCTATACTAGCATTTTTTTCAGCTTCCTCAATTTCTTTTTTTGATTTTCTACCACGTTTTTTTGCTCCTATATTAGGAGTAGTTTCATTTGTTTCCGAATTTTTAGACATTTGTATATTATAATTTATATTATAAAAATGGTTTAAATTGTTTTAATATATATTATCACGAGTTTTTATCCAGATTTTTTTATATAACATTCTCTACATACTGGAATATAATTTTCAGAACCAACAACAGTTTGTTCCTTTTCATTAGTCAAACGCATAGAGAATATACCTTTATTCCCATTTTTGCATAAAGAACATAATGAAGTTAATTTATGCACTTTATCACATAGAGGAATAAGGTCGAGAATTTGTCCGAATTTTTTTCTCTCAAAATCACCATCTAAGCCAGAAACATAAACTTGCTTATCAAATTTTAATAATAATTTAACAAAATCTTCTAAGTCAGGAAAGAACTGTCCTTCATTAATTAAAATAACGTTACTCATTCCAACCTTAAATTTATCCTTTACTCTTGGAATATCTTGCACATCCTCTTCTAAATTTATATGATCAATCCACAAATCCATTAATTTATCAGTTTTAATACAGGGAATTTTGATTTTATCATGTGTTGACATCAATTCATTATCATAACGATTATCAATGGCATGATTAATTACAGCTACAGAAATATTGCAAAATTTACATTGATTATATATTTCAACTAAACGCGATGTCTTACCAGAGAACATAGGACCAATTATAATTTCAAGATAACCTGAGTTATTAGATGATGTCATAATATGTTTATTCATTATATAACTTTAAATATTTTTAATTCGATTTTTAAATTTATTAAAAAGTAAATAAAATTAAAGTATAAAGAAATTAAACAAATATAAATAAATGAATATTGGTAAAGAATTTATTCCTTTTGTTGAAAAATATAGACCAACATTATTTGAAGATATTGTTTTAGACCCTCTAAATAAGCAAATACTAAAAAACATTATTGATACATATTATTTTCCGAACTTACTATTTTATGGACCTCCAGGCACAGGTAAAACAACAACAATAATTAATTTAATAAACGCATATCAAGAGAAACAGAATAATAAGAATAAAGATTTAATTATTCATTTAAACGCATCAGATGAGAGAGGTATTGATATTATAAGAAATCAGATTAATTTCTTCGTAAATTCAAAGCCGTTATTTAATAATGGTATGAAATTTGTTATATTAGATGAGGTAGATTACATGACGAAAAATGCTCAGCAAGCACTAAGATATTTACTTCAAAATTATACGAGTAATGTAAGATTTTGCCTAATATGTAATTATATTAGCAAAATAGATGAGGGACTACAAAATGAATTTATAAGGCTTCGTTTCAATCAACTCCCGAGAGAAGATATAATTAATTTTCTAAATAATATATCAGTTTCTGAAGGTTTAAAACTTTCAATGAAAACGCTTTCATGTATTCAAAAACTTTATAAATCAGATATAAGAAGCATGATAAATTTTATTCAGTCAAACCAAAATATAGAACCGGATATGCTAAATATAATAGATAATGATATATGGGATGAACTTTTAAATAAGCTATTAAAAAAAGAAAAAATAGATATAATAAGTAATTATATACATTCAATAAGTATAAACTACAATATTGATAAAAAGAATATAATCAAAGATTTCCTCAATTATATTATTAAAAATTATCCTAAATACATTAATAGTAAGTTTTTAGATTTTATAGAGAATTTGATGCATTCTCAAAATCAGAATAATAATATACATATAAATTACTCAATATCAAGACTATCATCCTTTTTATCCGTGTAGAATTTGTTCATTCTCATATGTAACTTAATCATAAACTCATTAGGTGGTGAGCTTTTTGATGGGTCAAAAAAATTTTGCTTAAGGCTATATTCGCCTTTTGGAGAATTTTCCTTCATGGATGTAGATAAATTTTGCTTAATGGGTATAATGTTGCTTCTTTCACGGATGACGTATTGACTGGCTATCATTCTTTATATTATATATTAAAGAAAATAATTGAAATAAATTTAATTTAAAGAATTTAAAGACATATTGGTACTAGTATATATGTCTATAAGCATGAATATCGATCAAGAATGGGAAAATTTTATATCATCTGGTCAAGGAGATGATATAATATCTGATGACGATGATGATATTGATAATCTAACCGAATATCTTAAAGATGAAACTAATGAATTTGTTTCTGCTAATATCGCCATGGATGTCAATACTCCTAAAGCTACCGATATTTATATTAGCACAAAAACTAAAATTGCATATTTAAATACACCTATTGATTTAAAAACTATATTTTGGGATGTTCCAGTAATACATTATTCTAAACCTCAAAATGGTGTGATTAAAAAACAAATGAAGTTCAATTCTTCTACTAAAGAAGAACTTGATGAAATACAATCTAAGATTGGTGCAGAGCCATATTTTGAAGAACACGTTATTACACATATTGATAATCCTGCAGGCCGTATTAAATTTAAAGATATTCGCAAGTTAAGTATTGGAATTTCTAAGAAGGATATTATGAGTTATCGTTGCAAGAAGAAGAGTGCATTTTATAACTGTTTTGTCATCATACTTCGCATGAAAGTTGATAATATATTTAAGGAATTCCATGTCAAGGTTTTTAATACTGGTAAACTTGAAATTCCAGGAATACAAAATGAGAGGATATTCGAGTTAATTTTAGAAGAAGTATTAAAAACTTTGCAGCCACATCTTAAAGAAAAATTAAGTTATAAACCTGACACTAATGAAACTGTATTAATTAATTCTAATTTTAACTGTGGTTTCTTCATAAATCGCGAAGCATTATATGATATTTTGAAATTTAAATACAATATTCAATCCATTTATGACCCTTGCTCATATCCAGGAATACAATGTAAGTTTTATTATAATCCGGACGTTGGTATTCAAAATGGTTGTCAAATATCTGCAGAAAATAAACATTTATACAAAAATGTAAAAGAAGTATCATTTATGATTTTTAGAACAGGAAGTGTATTGATTGTTGGAAAATGTGATGAAAATGTTTTAATGATTATTTATGATTTCCTTAAAATTATTTTAAATACCGAATTTAAAACTATATGTCAAAAGTACTCTCCTGGTGAAGAAATTAAATCAAATATTTTAAAGGATAAGCCTAAAAAAGTAAGAAGAAGAAATATTATTATTGAAATGTCGACTTAAGAAATAAACCATGCTACAAATTTATCTGGGCTATCAAGTAATTTATTTTTATATTCTTCTAATATAAATTTATTATTAATATTTTCTATTATTTCTGGATTTTTATTTATTTTTTTTATTAATAAAATACTTATTTCGTAAAGTTCTTTAGCATTCTGTGTATTGTAAAATAAATTTTCGAATATATTATTTAAATCATGTATAAAAGATTTATTACTTAAATTATTTAATTTTTTATACAATTCCTCAAGTAAATTAATATTTATATCTCTTAAGTGATTTAAATCATCATTTATTAATTTCAATAGTAAAGTTTTATATATTTCAATATAACAATTAATAACTGTTAATTTTAATTTTGTATAATCAGAAATTTCCTCATTACTTTTTCTTAATTCAGAATTTATATCAAAAATAGTTTTTTTATAAACATATGTACTTGCATCACGAGAGCTTAGTTGTAAAAACATTTTCTCATCTTCTGATATTTGACCTACAAATTCAACATAAAAATAAAACGATTTTTGACAGTGAAAATAAGTTACATCCAGATTTTTTGTATATAGTAAAATAAAATTAAATACATTTAATACTGTATCAAGACCTCTAATTATAATAAATTTTGAAAAACTTGAATTACGTAATTTTATATTTTCAATAATAAATTTAAAATAATCCAATAGTAATCCTGAAATTTTTTCTATTACATCACTAATGTCAGTTTCTAATTCTTTTTTGAAATTTTCCAAATTATGTAAAGAATAATTAATTTCTTTATTTGTGATAGTTTTCATTTTATATTATTTATTTAAAATTATTTAAATTAAAATACTTTTAATATATAAGTATTTAAAGACTTTAAGTTTAAAATTATATAATATGTCTGAATTTACTAAGCCAGCACAAAAGACTGAACCTGCAGCTGCAGCTGCTCCTCAAAATTACAGAATGCCTTCTGAACCCACTTTAAAACACGCTGTTAAACTTGCAATTGTCGATGATAAGCCTATTATGTTAGATTACTGGGCTCCTTCCCTTGATAAGAAAGCTCTTGTTGGTGCTAGAGAAAATGGTGAAAAATTATTAGTTAAGAGCGAAGATGAGTATACATCGACCATTCAAAAGTTTTACAAGTCTGGAACAGAATTTATTATTATTACTGAAAATTCCATTTATATTGTTGCTAGTGACATTCCCACTAGAAAGATTTCTTAAAACTAAATTTTTAACTATTTTCTTGGTTACTTTTTTGCCAACTATATTTATTTGTTTCAGGATAACCATAACCATATGCTAATTGGTTATATTTACCCGTTTCCATATCTTTCTCAGCATTTTTTATAATTTCTCTAATATTTAATACAAATTTTGGTGTTGATTTTTTATCTAAATCTTGTTCTGAAGAATTCTTTAATGCTGCTTTTAAGTTACGAATCATTTTATCTTAATATAAAATATATACTATAATAATCATTTAAATTCAATTTTTTTTTAAATATAAAATTGATTTTTAAATTTGCATTTAATAATATTTTAAAATACTATTAAATGTCAACTGCTGAAGACGTATTTTATTTATACGAACGCAATTCGCGTTATTATTATGATTGTAAAATTAAAGGGTCTGAAGAAGAAAAATGTGATGGAGAGTGTTATTGTCATATTGAACAAAAAGTTAAACCATTTACAATTGGCGACCAAGATGCATATTGTGAATTTAACGTTAGATGTTATATAAAACCCGGAGAAGAATGTCCTATTTGCTATGAACCAATTATGACAAAACAATCTGCTTTTATAACAAATTGTGGTCATGCTTATCATAAAAAATGTCTATTTAAATGTATCGAAAGTAAATGGTTATCAAGTAAATATACATCACCAGCAAGATGTCCTATGTGTAGATGTTCATTAGGTCATCCAGACTTTGTTCAGCGTTATAAGTCAAGTTATTTCTCTCTATATTATGCTGACAGTAATGAATTAGATAAATTAGAAGATTTTTGGATTTCAATTGATTTCACATTGCCAAGTTTTTGCAGTAACGGATATAACCACTATTTAGGAATGGAAAAAGAATGTTTTTGTTGTGAAGCTTATAGAAAGAAAGGCAATTTTATAAATGAAATTAATCAAAATATTCAGCCATCTGAACTCCTTTAACTATAAAATTATTCTTAGTATAAACATTTTTTACCTCTTCAGAACAATCTAATATCACTTTATAACAATTAGATTCTTTAGCAAATCGTTTTAAATAATCTAGAATTATTTGCGATAATCCTCGACTTCTCATGTGTGGTGCAACTATTATGTCTTCAATATGTCCAACATTTTTTCCTTGTCTAATTATTTTAGGTTCAATTATTAAAGTTCCAGACGCTATTATTTCAATATTCCCTCTTTGGTCTGTAACAAAACCGACAATAATATAACCCATATGAGATATTTTATTTATATTTTCTATAAATAAATTTGTTTCAATATAACCTGTTACAGTTAAATTAGAGAGAAGAAGTAGATATTGTTCTTTTATTTGTTCGATTTTATCTAGATTTGATTGAATTAAACCATAAAGAGTTGTATATGTTATATCTGACATTATAATATTTTTTGTTGAAATTTTTAAATTATTTATTTAGTATATATAAATGTCAAGTTTTGGAAGCGGAAGTAATTCAAATGGACAATTTTGGTATGGAAGTACTACAAATTTTCCAGGATTTTTATATAAAAAAAATGTAGGAGTTGGCGGAAGACGTTCAACTAAATTTAATCCTGGTGGAAATACTACATGTAACACTTATCAATATCTTTATAATAAATATAAACCAGGTATTAATGGTGTTGGTGCATCAAATATTGCTAATAGAAGAGCCAAAAACAGATTAGCTTCTGTTTGTGGTGGAGAGAATAGTAAATGTGGTCCATTTTATCAGTATTTAGGACGCTATAATAGATTTACTGAAAATCCCAATGGATATTTCCCATATCCACCAAGTCAGTATCCAGGTAAACCAACTACTATATTTATCTCTCCTGCTCAAAATTATCCAATCTAAATAAATTCAAAATATTATTAATTTTTATTCAATAATATTATGGCATTAAAGATTGCATTTCTAATTTCTGGAGAAGCAAGAAATTTTATTTATACAACATTTAGTTTTAAAAAATATGTTTTTGACCGCTGCAAAAATGCAGATATTTATATATCTTTTAAGGAAAATAGTAGAATAAAATATGAAAAGAATGACATTGATAATGTAATAAGTTCATTTAAAATTCCAATTGATGATAAAATACCTGATGAAATTTATTTAAATTGTATATTTGGAGAGAAATTAAAATATTTTGGTTATGATGATGAAACATATATACAAAATTTAATTAATCAAAAATTACAATCAATAAATGAAGATATTAAAAAATATGTAAAAAACGATGTTTTAGACCAATATGCAAGAGTTAAAAATATAGCAGAAATATTTGAGACAAAAGCGACATGTAAATATGATATAATTGTTAGATTAAGATTAGATAGTTTATGGTGGGTAAGTAATTTAGATATAGAAAGATATATTCATACAAGAGATAAGATATATTTTTCTTATATAAATTGGGAAAGATCATTATATAATGGAAAATCAAATTGGATACAAGATTTCTTTTTTATGGGTAATCCTGAATTAGTATTATATATAATGAAAAATTTTTTAAGTGAATTATACACATCAAAAGAATATTTAGAACAACATGAATTAAATAATGCTCCAGAATTACAATTAGGTAATTACATAAATTCAAATAGATATTTTAATAATTTTATAATATCATCAACAATAAATAGAAACTTATGCGCACTAGCAGTTAAAAGACCTGCATATTTGAAAGGTTATTTTGTAGGAACATATAATGATGTACTTAAATCATTAGATATTTATTTTAAGGCTTGGAAACAAATCCAGTCATATGCTGAGAAGGATTTATAAATCTTCCTCTAGTAACAGGAGCAGGTGGAATATATGGTCTATAGTAATGATTATCATATTTAGTATTTGCATCATAAAATCCAACACCTGCAGGAGGGTTATATGAGTAATTGTAATTAGTTGTTGGTCTAAAACCTGCGCTTACAGGAGTTTGAGCTGGATTTATATTTAAGAAAACCATGTTTGCATAGCTCTTTTTAACTTGATTAGGATTTTGATTACATTGAGTAGCATAATTGTACCAATAATAATGTGTCACACCAACACTAGGAGATGTTCCGCTTTTCATTGGTCCAGAAAATGTATGTGCATCAATATTATTAATATAAGACTTGATACTTCTAATTCTATGAGGTCTACCTGCCATTTATATACATATATAATTAAAAAAGATTTCCGAATAAATTACTAAATATAATTAAGTATTTGAAATACCTAATTATAAACTGAAAGCCTCCTCTGGGAATCGAACCCAGGACCTCTAGTTTACAAGACTAGTGCACTACCACTGTGCAAAGAAGGCACAATACGGACATCGGGAATCGAACCCGAGTTGTGTGATTGGAAGTCACATAGTCTACCACTGACTTATGCCCGTATATATTTAAAACGTAAAGATAAATACGGCCATCGGGAATCGAACCCGAGTCTTCTGCTTGGTAGGCAGGCATTCTACCACTGAACCATGACCGCAGTGGTGGCAAGGAAGGGGACACGAAGCTAAAATCCACCCCGAAGTTAGCTTAAATCTTAAAGTTTGGTGGTCATTTAAATCGTCATCTAAACAACACTTGATAATTTGCCTAAAATTTATAATAATCAGCTACCCAAATCACTATAAACAACAACACAGAAAGGCGCTCGAACTCCAAATCTAACACCAAATAAATGACATTAAATAATGTGAGCATAAACCAGCTCAAACATTTTACAGAGGATGCACTACCTTAAAACAAAACAACAAAACGAAACAAAACCACAAAACAAAAC